AAAAAAAATAATAATAATAATAATAATAATAATAATAATAATAACATTCGCTTTTTCGCCGTGGCGAAATTACCGAGATGTCGCTTTCTCTATCTTCCGTAATTCCGGCACTTTTTCCAGCCGCCCGGCCCGTAGAATTCTGTGGAATTGAAAAGTGGTTGAAATTATTAGCAAATTTGACTTGGGTTTTCGGGCCGAAAAAAAGACTAATAATTTCAAGTACCTACACCGCCAGAATTCTACACAACTTGTAGAATTGATAACCTATTGAAATCACTACAAAACCTTTTAAAATACCATCATGCCATCATACCATCTAACTTCAGAACTCTGGCGAGCAGGAAAAGAGGGTAGATCATCGGCAAATTCTTACCCAGGAAGGGTCTATTTTTAGGCTATTTTAGCCATCTTACAATTTTCAAGAAGTGTGTAATTTTGCGTAATTGGTAAGTGGCCGAAATTGTTAGGAAATTTTAAAACTGTCAATAATTTCAATAACTTATTTTGAACATATGTTCACTAAAACCCGCAAAAGATGGTATCCGACAGGAGCCATCCTGTCCTGACCGACAAAATAGGCATGATGGCCGAGACCAGAATGCCTTTAGCGACCTGGAAGGGCATGATGCTACGGCCACCTGGCCACGGGTCGACAGAAGTGGCATGATGCCGTTAACACCTGTCTTGGCATGATGCCTGGGTAGTCTGGAAAGGCATGATGGCCATTAGCCTTGGCGGCTTTAGCCGCATGGCTATTTCGTCACGGCGAAATTATGGGAAGTTAGATTGATATGATATGTTATCAATTCTAAGGCCATTCTGGCCTGGGGCCAGTACCATTATATAGGGTCGTTTTCCGTGGCCTTGCCAGGTGGCGATTTGGCCCGTTATTGAACGTTTTTCAAAACACTTCGTAACCTATTTTAGACCTTGCCAAGGGGCCGAGTTGATAATATATCACACAACCATTATCAATCCTACTATGCGACACTCCTAAGATGGCCTTTAGCCACGATGGCCTTTGGCCAGGCGACAGTGCCATGATGCCACGACAGGATGGCTTGATTAGATGATCACTCGCTGTGCGACAGTTGGCCATTCTGACCCTATCCATGGCGACATCGAGCCAGGATACGACCTTCTAAGCGACTCGAAGGCATCATGGCGACATTCTAAGTGACTATTCGGCATTCTGGCCATTCGCTATGCGACACCCGACAGGATGGCCACGACTCATGCGACACGCCGGCATTCTGGCCACGACAGGATGCGACAGGGAGGTTTACGTTTGAGAGTTAAATAAGTTAAATAAGTTAAATAGGTTAAATTCGTTAAATAGGTTAAATAAGTTAAATTAGTTAAATAACATAAATTAGCTAAATAAGTTAAATCTTGTCCGGCTGGTATGAATAAGTTAAATAACATAAATTAGTTAAATAAGCTAACTGGCACGCCTTATGCATATGCAATAACCTTGCCAAAAGGTTATGGCACATCTTATGCTTATGCAAACATCATGCCAAGTCCTATGGCATACTATTTGCTTATGCAATACTCTTGCCAACATAAGTTGGCCTAAGTTATGCTATTGCAATAACCTTGCCAAGTAAGATAAGCTATCTTGGTATGATAATTGATATAGCAATACTCTTGCCAAAGTGACTTATCTGTCTTGGTACGTTAATTGCTATAACACATCTTAGGCCAACTTGTTTAGTTCGGATTATATTCTTAGCTAAAATTGTCGTAAGATATTTTTTGGGTTTCCAGAAAAAAAATTGCAAAAAAGTGAAAAAAGTACTTGACATCTTGATTATATGTGATATAGTTATAATTAGAGTAACATAACATAGTCTTTGGCTATGGTTACTCACTAACAGGCAGGAGATAAATTATGAAGAAGCTAACTGAAAAATTTTCGATCACTGAAAACCGTAAAAGGATACCTGTAGGAAACTATCGGTATCCGGAATTTGACAGCGTTTCTGAAGCTGTCAAAATTTTAGGTGAAAAAGATGCTATAGCGGTGTTAAATGAAGCCTTAAAAAAATTCAGTCGTGACCTTGCGGCTGAAGATTATAAGGCAAGCCGTGAGCTTCAAGTTTCAGAAAAGAGAAAACTTGCCAAAAAATGGTCACAAGGCAAGTTATCCAAGGTTGAAATCTCAACCTTACAGGCCTTAGGCTATGGCAAACCTGAGGATTTGCTCAGGGTTCGCAAGTCTAAGGAATCGTTAAGGCAGCGTGTCATACGCAAAGCCTTAGCATAACTCTCACTTCCCTTGCCCGGTAACGTCACCATCGGGCAAGGGAATTTTTTAAAAGGAGATAAACTATGACGGAAAAGGAATTATGGAATTTGGAACAAACCAAGAAACAGTTAGCTGAATTTGGTCAAGCCTGTTTAAGGCTTGCCGATAGGTTGTCTGATTTAGGACAACCCTTGAAAGAGGATGAGCGTCTGTTAATAAGACTATCTAATATAGCTTTTATTAACAAGGCAAGTAAAGATTTCATCAGTTACTATGTACGGGGTGAATACGGTTGTTGCCGTGACGTACTTGCTGAAATGGAGTCTTGTTTAATATGACTTAGATAAGATTAGTCTTCTCATCACTGCCCGTACAGCGTTTCACTGTACGGGCTTTTTTTGTCCGGGTTTATCGCTTTTAGCTATCTTACTTATCAATCTTATTTTGGCCTGCTATACGCTATTAGCAATATCTATGCCAAGTCATTTTGGCATATCTTATGCTATTGCATAAGCTATGCCATAATTTTAATCAATTTAATCAAGTTAATCTATATAGGTTATTTTGATTAATTTGATATAAAATATATTAATTTAATATAAAAGCTGTTAATTTAATATAAAAGCTGTTAATTATATATAAAATATGTTAATTAGCTATAAAATATATTAATTTAACATAAAAGATATTAATTTAATATAAAATATGTTAATTTGATATAAAATGCAACAATTTAACTAAAATGCGGGGGCGTACCATCTCCAACCGCCACCCAAATTTTAACTTGCTTAGCAAGCTAAGCTCGCTTAGCGAACGGCCAAATCCGGAGGCGAACGGCCATCAATCTAAGCATCGGGTGATAGCCTATCAAACAGTGATAGCTTATCAACCTAACCCGCAAATTAAAAATTAACTTGACAAAAAATAAGAAGTGTGTTATTCTTAACGTAGGAGAAGTTAAGATGTATTCAGAGATGCGAGATGTTATTAAACAACTAAAGATGGATATTAAAGAGGGCCATGCTGAAAAAGCTAACCGGACGGCATTACGCCATTATTCGGCGACTCGTATGCGGCCAAACCCCTCAAGAGGTTTGTGCCGAAATGGGCATATCCGAATCCCGCTTATCGGTGCTGAGAAAAGAGCCGTTATTTGAAGAAGCCTATTGGAACATCATGTCCCAAGTCAACGAAAGATTCGTTCAGACGAGGGCAGATGCGATGGAAATTCTTCAAGATACGGCGGTCGATGCAGCTTTGTTAGCTCGTGAGATGGTAGTCGAAGGCACCTTGGGCGGTAGCGAGATATCGCCAACTCTCAGATCGAAAAATGTTTGGGATGTCCTGAAAGCATCGGGAGCCACCATGGAACACGGTCCGACTACGGCGGATTTGGCCGATGCCATTGTCGAAGCCTATGAAGCAAAATATCAGAAAAGAGTTCGTGGTGAAGTCATTGACGGAAAGCCGAAGGCGTCCGATGCCAAACCACTATCCGACCAACCACTATCCACGAACCAACCACTGCTTCCGGCCAAGATGCCTATGGCTAAGGAGACTAATTAATGCTCTCGAAAGAAGCCTTGCAGTTTTACGAAAGCAATCCAGAAGCTTTTGGTGAGGATATCTTAGGTCATAAATACGACAAATGGCAATCGGAAGCATTTAAGGCCTTGGTCGAAGATCACTTCGTCGCCATCCGAGCCGGTTCCGGAGTCGGTAAATCTTTCTGGTTGAGTGACGTTACATGTTGGTTTCTCTGCACGAAGCCCTTCTGTCGCATTCCGACAACTGCTCCAAGTCAACATCAGCTATTTGATATTTTATGGGCTTCCCACCATCGTAATATTCGAGAAAGCGAATTTTTGTCTCAGCTATTGACCTGGACAGGAACCAGAGTCGCCGTAACTAAGTACGCTCCTGATTGGTATGCCGTAGCTCGAACGGCCAGAGTATCACCAACGGGTCAGGTTGCGGAAGGACTTCAGGGATTTCACTGCATGAGCCAAGACACTGAGATACTAACCCACAAAGGATGGAAGTATTTTTACGAATTGCAATCTGATGACAAAGTACTCTCTTTAAACCCTGATACTGGAGAGGCTTCATATTATCGACCTTCTAAGATAATGGAATATGATTATGACGGTATGATGTACACAACTAAACATCAAAATTTAGATTTTTGTGTTACGCCTAATCATAAGATGTTGTACAAAAATAAAAGTCATGGAAAACTTACTGATTGGAAGTTGGATGAAATTCAGAATATAACATACCGTCATTGGTACATAAATAATACTTTCATCTGGAAAGGTAAAGATTTCTCGACTTTCGATATCCCCGCTTATCAAGGTAAACAGAAAAAATATCCTAAAGTTACTACATCTGCACCTTCATGGTTTTACTTCTTAGGTTTTTATCTTGCCGAAGGATATTGTACTCCTTACGGAATTAGTCTTAGTCAAAAAGATGAAGCTGTTTTTCCTTTAATAGAATATCTTGCGAATCAACTTGGTTTTGTAGCACATACTTATGCTAACGAAGATTTTGGAGCGGATCGTATCGATATCAACTCTCCACAACTTAAGCATCATTTAGAAGAATTCGGAACATCGTCTTTAAATAAGTTCGTACCTCAGTATGTTAAAGATGCCTCTCCTGAACTCATTAGAAGATTTTTGAATGGTTATTTGCATGGAGATGGTTATATTAATAGAAAAGGCATAAAGATTTATTACACATCTTCCAAAAAATTAGCGGATGATATTCAAGAGCTAATTTTTAAGGTTGGAGGAAAGGCGTCCGTTAGAAAATATACTCCCGAACAGAACCAGAAAAAACCCAGTTATATTCGAGGAAGATTAGTACAAACAAAGCATGTTCGTTATAGAGTAGCTGAATATGTAGATAATAAGGCTTACCTCACTATTAGACGGGAGAATTTGTATCAAGTTCCATACAAAGGAAAAGTTTATTGTGTAGATGTCGCTCCTTATCATCTAATTTTTACACGTAGAAACGGCTTTTGTATGTGGTCCGGTAATTCAGAGGAAAACCTTATGTTCATCGTCGACGAAGCTTCAGGTGTCCCCGATGCAATCTTCCCCGCCATAGAAGGAGCCTTAACAGGAAAGAAGGCTTATTGTATTTTGACAAGCAATCCGACCAAAATTTCCGGATATTTCTACGACGTGTTTAATAATCCTATGATGAAAGGTCTTTATAGACTTTTTCACGTCGATAGCCGAAATTCTCCTTTTGTCGAAGAGCGTTATTTGAAAACCATGCTGGCCACCTATGGCGAGGATCATCCAATCTATCAAATAAAAGTCATGGGCAACTTTCCGAAGATGGATTCGTCTATGCTCTTATTCACTCCCGACGACATCGAAAAGTTTCGCAATAATGGGCCTGAGCTTTATGATGATCGAGGCAAACGCATACCAATCGAATTCGGATTAGATATTGCTCGCAGTATTAATAAAACTATATTATGCATCCGAAAAGGCTATAAAGTTTTAGGTTTTGAAGAATTTCCACTAAGCGGCAGCATAGGCGATACGGTAGATATTACCAACTGGGTAACTGAATTTGTTCAATCCTTCAATCCAACTTCAGTGAAGGTTGACGCTAATGGAATCGGAGCAGGAGTTTATGACAATCTTAAACGTCTTTTTCCTAAGATTGTCAAGCCAGTCTTAGGTCAGGCTAAGGTTCCAGATAAACATAAAGATACCATCGCAAACTTACGTGCTCTTGGATATTGGAACCTAAGAACTATCTTGCCTCACGTATACTGCAAAAACATTCCTCAACAACTAATTGCTGAACTTGGGAATTTGCATTATATTTTACGCAACGGAAAGATTCTCATTGAGTCTAAACAAGGCATGGGCCAATCTCCTGACCATCTTGATGCAATGATGTACGCTTTTCTCGATGACGAATATTGCAAAGATGCTAAAGGCACCACGCCCTCGATTCATTTTTCCAACGCTAATAGCAACCTAAACAGGAGCAGTATTTGGAATATGGACAAACCCAGGCTAAAAACTCCGTCTAATAACGCTCGTTGGAGCGTTTTACATTCATAATGAAAGGATTTTAAGATGGCTCGTCCTCGATCTATCTTTATTGAGGTAGGAAAATTCGGCTTTTCTACTAATTATGGTCAAATAACTCAGGAGTTCTTAACAGCTCTGCGAGGCCAAACAGGACGTAAAACTTATACAGAGATGCGGGACAATGATCCGATAATCGGAGCTTGTATGCACGCCATCACTCAAATCCTTCGTGAGACAAGATGGGATGTTCAAAAAGGCCAGGGAGGCAATGAAGCCGATGCAGAATTCCTTCGTGAGAATATGTCTCATATGGAGCACTCTTGGGGAGATTTTATCAGCGATGTCTTGACAATGTTAACATACGGCTTCTCCGTCTTTGAACAAGTTTATCAGAGAGATGATTCCATGCGAATCGTTTGGAAAAAGATGGGATTCCGTCATCCTTTAACTATCGAACGATGGGATTTAGACACCAATGGTAATCTTAAGGGATTTTATCAAAGAGCAGCTCCTTCTTATAAGCTCGTTTATATTCCAATGGACAAATGCCTCCATTTTAAAACTGAATCAGCCGGTGGCAATCCAGAGGGAAGAAGCATTCTCCGAAACGCCTTCAGGCCGTGGTATATCAAAAAATCCATCGAAGAACTTGAGGCCATCGGCATCGAAAGAGACATGACAGGTTTTCCTGTAGTGACGCCGCCAGAAGGATTCGATATTGATAGCGACGATACAACTGTTAAGGCTGAGTTAGATGCTATTAAACGAACAATCTCTTCGGTTAGGCGAGATGAACTTGAAGGAATGATTAAACCTTTCGGCTGGACGATTGAGCTTATGGGAGCTCCTGGCAAGAGACAATTCAGTACGGTTGAAACAATTAATCGCTATAATAAAGAAATCGCCGTTACTGTTCTGGCACAGTTTGTCATGTTAGGAATGGAGCGTACTGGTAGTTACGCTTTAGCTAAAGAACAGACAGATATGTTCTATCTCTGCCTTGAGAGTTGGGGAGATGCTATCGGCAAAGTTCTTAATCGTCTTGCCGTGCCAAGGTTGTTTAAGCTCAATGGAAGATCGACTAAAAATCTTCCTCAGATTGTTCATACACAGATTCATAAAGCCAATCTTAGAGACCTTTCTAATTATGTTTCAGAGCTGATAAAAGTTGACGCTCTTGAGATTGATGATGGTATAAAGAAATTGCTTGCAAGATATGCAAGATTAACCGAGTTTAGCGAGACTCGTTTATAATTTCGCAGTGACGAAATTACGAAGATAAGGAGTTAAAATGCTTAAAAATTTTCTAAGTTTTCTAAAAGAAGCCAATGGTGATTGGTCGTGTATGCGAATCATGCAGTTAATCGTTCTAATTCCCGTTATGTTCGTTTGGACTTATATTAGCCTTAGAAATAACGCTATGACCACTTTCAGCAACACCAACGTTGCGCTTCTTGGTGTGATTTTTGGTGCTAAGGCAGTACAAAAGTTTGGCGAGAGATGACGATTCTTTTAGTTTCTTCAGATGTTCTTTTACTCTTTTTGGTTTATAGATTTTCTTATCGTCAAGGTTATAAGAAAGGCTATGAAGAAGATTATCTAAAGAGATTAAACACAGCGAGGAATAAAATTCATGAGTCTTGTTAAAGATGCTTTAATCGGCTTAATCGAAGCAAATCGAATCTTAGACGGCCGTATATACGACCCTGATACAGATACTTACGGTTCGGCATCCTCTGAAAGTGAGCAGGCGGCACGAATGGCTTTACAGTCCATTGTTGATAGTACGGTGCAGCTTTTTCCCGAGGCCATATCGTTTCGTCTGCCGAATGGTAATGCGTATGTTATTAGTCGTGAGACACTTGTTCCAGTGGTGGAAGAAGTTCAAGCTGCTATTCGAGCTTATGTAGTGGCTACAACTGAAATTAATTAAAAATCTTCATAAACAATGGAAGTCTTAGTTAAAACATATACACGACATCGTGACCCTAACAGTAGGTTATATCTGAGGGATTGGACGGCAGGAGACATTCTTCAAATTCAACCTGATGGTTTCTTCACTCAAAATCGTCATGCCGGTGCGAAACGCATGGGTATCGTTCTGCGTGTCCCAGGTAGGTTCAGGTGGCAAGATTATACCTGGACTCCAGAAGAAATTGATCGAATGGAACGAAGATTAATACCTTGGCGAAGAGCTAAGTATTATGTAGATTTGAGTAAGCTGTTTGGTGATCGGCGATTGAGAGATTTATATAATCATGACTATGCCGTTCCGGCGATTACGGTAAATAAAAATCCTATTGATTTATTTGAACCGGTTGAATTACGCACTGTTCTTAACCCCTATGATCGGGCAGGTACTTTTACAAGTGGTACGGTTGATGTTGGACCAAATGGCCATTCAGATGCCAACACATTCTTTGAATTTGAGTCAAATTGTGGCGATTTAACCGGTGATTTGACGGGAGATTGTGATGAGGCGTTTAATGAGAGTAATGCCAACATAATAGACATTGCCGGATTTGCGGACAATGGATACACACTGACTTTCAGGATTTCCGGTGCGGGCCGTCATCAAGGCAAGTGGGATACAAATTATTACTATATGTCGTATGGCGGAGGTAAGGGAGCTCAGATTGAACTTAATCAGAATGCTGATCTGACGCATTTCGCACTGGATGGTTTCCAGATAACTGTTTCAAGAAATAATATCTATAACCAGTATGTTATCCGTTTGTATCAAACCGTGGCTTCTACCCTTTTAATCAAGAATTGTATAATCAATGAACATACCAACGCTGGTTCTGGAACTGCAAGTGGGATATGTATGAGAGCATGGAAGAACAATGGAGGTCGTATTGAAAATTGTGTAATCAAAAATGTGGATAATATTGGAATTGAAGGTATGAATACATCACACGATGGTGCTATAAACTGCGTGGTTTATAATGCAGGCGGAGACGCTTATTACACGCTAACTTGCACTTCTTGTGCAGCACACACTATTACAGGAGCGGATTATAGCTCTTGTGATGGGGATTACAATGCAGGAGAAGATGGTTCCCAGCCGGGCACTCACGATGTTGATTTGAGCGGAGAAGCACACGGCGATATTTGGACGGATGCTCCTAACGGTGATTTCAGTTTGGTTTCTGGGTCGCCTCTGATTGATGCAGGCGATCCAGCGAATTCGACTTCTACGGATATTATAGGCACTTCTCGTAGTACGCCGGATATAGGTGCTTGGGAGTATGTGGCTGGAGGTGCAAGTATTCCGGTATTTGTTCATCACTATAAACAACAAAGGATGATGTAAATGATAGAACTTAGACAATCAACAGCCAATCAGGAAGTTCCGCTCGGATATTTTCTTGATTCATCGGATGGCGATACCGAGGAAACGGCACTCACTATAAGCAATACAGATATCAAAATCTGGAAGTGGGGTGCTACATCACTTGTCAGCAAGAACTCTGGTGGTGCTACTCACATGTCTAACGGCATTTACTACGTTGTTCTGGATGCAACTGATACTGATACTGTCGGCCCTGGAGTTATTTTTGTCCATGTATCGGGTGCATTGGCGGTTAGATTAGAGTTTACTGTCCTTCCGGCTAATGTTTGGGATTCTAAGTACGGTTCAGATAAGTTGGAAGTAGATGTTGTTCAAATAGGCGGAGTCACTCAATCGGCTACCGACCTGAAAGATTTTGCAGATACGGGTTATGATCCGTCTACTCACAAAGTCCAAGGCGTTGTCTTGGCCGATACCGCTAACGCCTTGGGAACTCAAGCCAAATTAGATGTCAATGCCGAGGTTGATACAGCCCTAAGCGATATTGGACTTGACCATCTTATCAGTGCTTCGGTGGCCGGAACGGATATTACCGATAACTCGATCATTGCTAAGTTGGTATCCAAGTCTGCTACCGCTGATTGGGACGATTTTGATAATACAACAGACAGTCTTGAGGCGATAAGGGATGCCCTGGTGGACGCAAGTCCCCTCGGCCATTCGGCAACGTCCAATTCCGAAGAAGGTAATACCGTCTTGGTTGATGGCGATTATACTGATACATTTACGCCTGACGGGACAAATTACTATGAGACAAGCCCTGGAGCGGCAGTTGGTGGATATGGTCTCGATTGTAACTTGACATTTAACATCGGCACAGGCCGCACACCTTCCGTGGTTGTAATCAGAGGTCATTTCGATGCAGGAGCACAGCGGACAGTTCAGGTCTGGGCATATAATTACAATACTTCTAGCTATGACCAGATATCTAATTCCACGAATGATTTCGGAAACTCAGGAACAGACGCAACTCAGGAATATGCTTTAGGGATTGATAATGTTAGGATTACGGATGGTGAGGTTAAGATCAGGTTCACGTCAACGTCAGAAACAGGCACGGATGTTTGGTACTGCGATTATGTCAATGTGGCAAGTGTTGCCTTGGAGGCGGCTGGACTTACGGCAGATACAATCCAGAAAGCCGTGTGGGCAAGATCAAGCGTAAACGGCAGTCATGATGATGGAACCCTTGGTTATAATCTATCTCGTATGTTTCTTGTCCAGGGTGACGTGGCCTCGGCTACGGATGCCACTAAGTTTGTCATAGACTCTGGTTCTTCTGTTAATGATGCCTATAACGGCATGATCATTACCATAGAAGATAAGACAGACGGACATTACGAAACACGCCGCATTATAGACTATGTTGGCTCTTCGAAAGAGATTACGGTTGATCGTGCCTTTGGCTTTACTCCGGCGGCAGGGGATGAGTTTTACATCCTTAATGCCTATGCTGATGTGAACGTTACTCATATATCAGGTACTGCCCAGACGGCCAACGATAACGGAGCAGATATTAATGCAATTTTGGCAGACACGAACGAACTCCAAATCAATCAAGGAAATTGGGTGACTGCAACAGGCTTTGCCACCAGTGCCGAGTTGAGTACGCACGATAGTAAACTTGATACGGTAGATACCGTGGTAGATGCAATAAAAGCCAAGACAGATAACTTGCCGGCCAGTCCTGCGGCGGTTGGGAGCGAAATGAACTTGGCAGATGATGCCATCACTGCGGCTAAGTTTGATGAAACAACCGCTTTCCCGATCAAGTCTGCCGATTCGGGTTCGACTCAGATAGCCAGAACCGGTGCTGATGGAGACACTCTTGAAACATTGAGTGATCAGCTTGACGGCACTTCAACCCATTCAGCAGCCGATGTATGGTCTGTCGCTACAAGGGCTTTGACGGATAAATCCGATTTCAACCTGGCGGCTGATCAAAGTGATGTCACGATAGGAACTGTCAATGCACTCGGGACCCAAGCTAAGGCGGACGTTAACGCTGAAGTGGACAATGCCTTAGATACAGCAATTCCTGGTTCGCCGACGGCGGATAGTATTAATGACTATATCGAGAGAATCAAGAAGGTTACGGTCAACAAGATGACTATTGACGAATCGAACGGCAACACGGTGATTTATGACGATAATGATACTACTGAATTCGTAAATGTGGCCGGTGCCTTTACATCTTCTGGAGGCGTAACCACTCGGAAGAGGTTGGAATAAGATGGCCTTAGATTATTTGGCAATAGCGAGCAGGGGTATTTATCCCGATCCTTCTTCCACGACAAAGGAACGAGCGGGTTTTGCTGTGACAGCTGGTTTACTTGGAACGATAGCCGAGGCAATATTACTGACTATCATTAACACTACCATCGAGAGTTTGACAGCATTAAGGACAATAACCAGCTTGACTACTGCTAGAACGATTGAGTCCAAGTGATAAGAGAGGTTGTTAGATGGCTACCGAGATAGTTTATTTAGGACATGATAATACTATTGATCTCCTGCTTAAGGCGGACGGCACGGCCCAGGACTTGAGCGGCGTGACTAAGATTACGGCTACTTTCGGAGACACGCTGATTGAATCTACCAATGCCGCAAATGGTCCTATCACATGGGCTCAGTCTGGTTATGAGACAGGCGAGATCAGGCTTGCTTTGGGAGATCAAGAAATCTCTCCCGGAGGTTATAATGTCCCTATCGTAGTCTACGACGCTGTTAACACCGATGGAATCGTTTGGGGCGCTGTTACAATCATTGTCAAGGCAGAAGTAGAAGGCAGCTAAATAAAGGAGGCTATATGGCAAATGGACAAAAATGGTTAGGTAATGGTTTTCTTGCTCTCATGGTTCCCATCGCCTTAATGCTTGTTACAGGATTCATCGCCTGGGGAGGACTTAAGACCGATGTCAAGTACTTACAGGCCGATGTTACTAAAGTAGAAAAACAAGCTAAGGTGTATGAAAATACTCAGGCAGAACAATCGGCACAATTGGCCGGTATAAAAGCTCAAATTGAGGCAATGAAAGAAAATATACAAGAATTAAAATCAGGGCAAAAAGAAATTCTAAGACTTTTACAAGATGGTCGTAGTGTAAATTCGCTACGACGAAATTACGGAGATTAATTATGCCGTATCCAAATGAACATGCTTGCAGATTACAGAATCCCCGAGATATGGAACCAGATTCCTATTCATCTGGAACTCGAACATCTCAGGGAAAGCTCTATCGCATTATCTTCGCTCGTAAGAAAGGCGAATCTGGCAAATCTGAGCAAGCATATCGTTACAACAAGAAACAGTGGTCGGTAGAGGAAGCACGAGCGCATTGCCAAAGACATGGAGGTCAGTTCGAAGCGGCGAGAGCTAAAGATGAGTTAGGCTTCGAGATTATTGCTAAAAATCAGGAGAAGCAAGTCATCTACGGCATCGTCTTTGAGCCGGATTTTGTCGATCTCGATGGTGACTATGTGACCAAAGATGATATTGAAAATGCGGCTCATGACTACCTTGTCAATTCGAGAAAACTAAAGCTCAGTCATCGAGTTGATATTGACAATGTGGCTGATGTTGTAGAATCCTATGTCGCTCCCGTAGATTTTGAACTTGATGACAGAAAAATCTCTCAAGGAACTTGGATCGTTGGAATTAAACTATGGGATTCAGAACTCTGGAAAGAAACAGAGAACAATATAGTTGGCTTATCTGCTGGCGGTCGTGCAGTTATTGTTGAGGAGGAAGAATAATGGCTAAAACTAAGAAACGTAGGATTGTTCCTACCATTCGAGAAATCTCTTTAGCGTACAACCCAAAAAACCAACAGAGGTTTCTCATGAGGAAAGACGATAATGATGATTTTGACGAAGTTGATTCTCGACTTCTCAAGATACTTAATAAATCAAAGGGAGGAAATTCCATGGAGAAATTACTTGAGCTTCTGAAAGATGAGAAGCTAAGGGAAGATCAAGAAGCCTTTGAGAAGGAATTGGACATCATCGCAAAAGATGAAAATTTTGCAGATGAGACCGTTTCCGCAATCAAAGCGGCTCGATCTGTAATCGTAACATCTAAAGACAACTTACCTGAGAATTTTGTTGAAGATCTTATTAACGCTGTTAAGCCTGCCAAGATCGATACGGAAAAACTCAAAAAAGATCTCAGGAAAGAGCTCGAAGATGAGATTCGCAAAGAGCTTGAAAAGGAAATGAATAAGAGCGATGATGAGCGAATCACTTCTCTGCTTAAAGCCAATGAAGAGATGAAAAAAGCTCTTGATGTCGTTAAGGCTCAGGCCGAAAAAGAGCGAGAGATTCGCAAAACGGCTGAGCTCAAACGGCTTATCAAAGATAAGCACATTCCGGGCGATGCCAATCTCATCGTATCAACTCTATTGAAGGCAGAAAAAGTTAGCAAAGAGCTTTATGATAACATTCTTACCAGCTTAACTAAGGCAGGTGAGGCTATCGAAACAGTTTTCAAAGAAACAGGAACTTCTCTCGAAGCCGATGAGGCTACTGATGTCGAAGGCAAACTTAACAAGTTGGTTGATCAGCTTATGGAAAAAGATGAGAAACTTACTCGTGCTGAGGCCATGGTTAAGATCGGTAAAGAGAATCCTGAACTTTGGAACCTTTATCGTCAGGGGAGGAAATTATAATGGCTATTTCACAACAAGTCTATGACATTTCCATGAAAACAGCAACTGATTTGTCCGAAAAGCAGTTTTATTGGATGCAAGTCTCTGCCGATTACACGGTAGCCATCGCTACTGCGGCAGATACAGAGCTCGTCGGACTGTTGCAAAACAAGCCCGAATCAGGCGTCGCTGCACAGGTACGTCGAGTAGGCATTTCTAAGGCAGTTCTTGGCGGAACTGTAACAGCCGGAAGTCGATTAACGTCTGATGCTAATGGTAAAACAGTTGCTGCAACTTCAGGCCAACGCTATGGAGCGATTGCTCTTGAAGGCGGAGATTCTGGAGATACCGTTTCTGTACTCATGGAATTCGGAACTGTGGCTTAAGGAGGATAACACATGAACCCGACACAAAGTGATTTACATATTGACACTTATCTGAGCAATCTTAGCATCGCATTTATGAATCAGCCTTCGGATTATATCGCCGATCAGGTTTTTCCGGTTGTTTTGACTAATAAACAATCGGATAAGTATGCGATTTATAATAAATATGATTGGTTCAGAGATGAAGCACAACAGCGAGCTATCTTGACCGAATCTACAGGAGGCGGCTATCAGCTAACCACTCCTGGAACTTTCTACTGCGATGAATATGCCTTCCATAAGGCTATTGCCGATGAAGACATCGATAACGCAGATGAAGTATTCGATCTTGAAGAAGAGGCTGTTGAGTATGTTGTTGAAAAACTTAAGATCAAACGCGAGAGGTTGTGGGCGTCTGCATATTTCCAAACAGGCGTATGGACTACTGATCTCGAAGGCAAAACCGTAACTCCCGGTACGAATGAGTTTACTTGTTGGGATGAAACAGGTGGCACTCCGATTGAAGATATCGAGGATGCCAAAGCAGTCATCAAAGGTCTGACAGGCTTGATGCCTAATACTCTCGTTGTTTCGATGCGAGTTCATCAGGCCCTAAAGAACCATTCCGATGTGATTGATCGCTACAAATACACCCAGGCGGGAATCATCACGCCACAGCTTTTAGCTAAGGTATTTGAAGTTGATCGTTACCTTGTCGGATCGGCTTTATATTCATCCACACCGGAAGGCACAAATGATTTGAACTTCATCCTGGACGAAAACGATGCTTTGTTAGTCTATTCAGCTCCTCGTCCCACGAAGCGGAGGCCTTCAGGAGGCTACACCTTCCGCTGGAAGAAACCTATTCAACGAGGACGTTCCGCTGAAAAGTTGGAGTCTACCATTCGTAGATGGTATGAAAACAAAATCAAAGGCACGGTAATTGAAGGCTCTGTCTATGAAGACATCAAGCTCGTTGCGGCTGATTGTGGAGTCTTTTTTCATAATGCCATAGCATTAGGGACGACAATCTCTTAATTGAGTTAGTTATGTCTTTTACCTACGATGTAGATCAGTTATCCTCAAGTGCAATGATGCGTCTGCGTCTTGAACTTGGGGATACTGATTCTGATCGAGCCTTGTTGCAAGATGAAGAAATTCAGCAGATCATGGACGAGGAAAGCAATTTTCATCTAAGAGTAATTGCTTGTTGTCGATTGATCTTGGCCAAAATAGCTAAAAATCCAGAAAGCTATCAGGTTGAAGGATATTCTGAATCTAACCGCAATATGGTTAATCATTATAAAGACTTAATTCATATGCACTCAGCTCGTGGAGGAGGAACTCCATGGGTCGGAAGCATTGAGACAAGTTTCAAAGATGATACTGCTGACGATACAACCTTAGTCAAGCCTTTGTTTAAACGAGGAATGCATGACTATCAGTAGCTTTAATGCTCGATTGACTCATACTGTCTCGATTGTTAATGTTACTATCTCAGCAGGGGCACGGTCAGAATCAGTACAAACTAATGTTCCTGCGAGAGTAGCAGAGAAACGAGAACTTATCCGCACTGCTGCAGGAGATCGTTTAGCATCAAATACCGTTGTTTATCTGAAGCACGATGCTAACGTTTCTGAGCAGGACGAAATAATCGTTGATGGAAAACAACGTCCTATTGTTAAGTTAGTTCATGCACGTGACGAGGCGGGAGTTCATCATCTTGAGGCATACTTATCGTGAAAGTAAGTATAAAGTTTGAAAAACAAGCAATGAGAAACGCTCGTATTTCTCTTATGAAAAGTCTTAAAGGTGTTGAAGAAAATGCTATGCAAGCTGCTTTAGATGCTTTGCTAAAAGATGCCTTAGATGAAACTCCCTCTTGTCCGATAGATACAGGGAAATTATACAATAGCCATGAGACTAAAATAGTTAAAGGTGAGCGTTTAGTTGGTATTATTGGCGTTAAAGATGTTCCTTACGCTACCTATGTTCACGAAGGCATTCATGGTCAAAAAGCCGATACGGTTATTCGATATACAAGACCTGGATCAGGGCCTAAGTGGGTCGAAGCCAAAATGCGTCGGCATAGAGAGAAATATTTTAAAATTATGCGGGATAAGATTTACAAATGAGTTTGATGCATAACATCGCCAAGTATTTAGAAAACTCGACCAATTATGCAATAGATACAGATATCTTTGTCGGAGCTGAAGTCTATGAAGTACCTGCTAAGGCGATCATAGTTACCGAAACACCTGGAGGAACTCGAAATGAAAGTAATTTGGAGCAAAGAGCTATTCAGATTTTGTGTATGGATAGGTCGGTCATCGATGCTGAAACTTTAGCTTTTGAAATTTTTGAGCTTATGGCACATGCGCCAGGATTCTCTGATAATGATTTGGCAAATGAAAACATTTTTTATTGTGACCCCGTAGCATTGCCGCAAAAGTTAGCCAGATCACAAGGAGGCAGTTTTATTTATTCCTTAAACTTTACAATATGGAAAGGAGCTTAAATGGCAGTAGTTTTTCGATCACGCTCAGCTAATCAAAGATATGTTGAGCAGAAAAGACAACTCAAAGAAGTTAGTTCTTCTAAAGCTCAAATAGTCAGATACATTGAGCGTAAAGAACAACCGATGGTTACTTATTGGATCGGAAAAATTCCCGAAGATTTTGTTAGCTACGGACAAAAACTTGGATATGTCTGTCGTAACTACGAAGCAGGCGAGCCAAGTGTTTTAATCCATAGCCACGCTTTGGTCGTTAAGGAGGCGGATCAAAATTTTCATCATCGCTTGGCGACTCTAAGTTTTGCGTCAAGTTATGGAATTCCTTTGGTATGGATTAATAGATATATGCATCCCGGAAGATGGATTTGGTATTTTGATATTTGCTTAGTCGGCGATATTAAACCTGCATATTTTTGGAGGCGGGTATGTCAAGAGCTCCTGTAGCAGTATTGTTTTCTAATGGTATGGGAAACTTCATTTTCTTTTCTGCGGCGATTAAGATTTTGAAGAAATGGGGTTATGAGCATATTGATTTAATTACTGATGACTATTTCTATAACTATAAGCCTTTGCGAGAAATTACTGAAGGTATTTTTGATAATATCTTGACTGAGCTCGATAAGGATAAGTACGAGCGAATTTTTATGGCCAACTGGTCAGTTCCGCTTAATTATGCTAAGAAAAGAGATGAAATAGTCAAACGCTCCAGAACGATTAATTGGCATACAGAAGGCGTCCACGAGGTTCAAGAGTATCTGCGAATGATTGGAGCTTCCTGGCAAGATTTCGATGGTTATTTACTTGAGCCAGATGATGAGCCCTTGCTAAATCTGCCTCGACCTATAATAGCTTTGTCTAATTGTGCATCAACTAACCAGGCTCATAAAAAACGTTGGAAATATTTTCCTGAGCTCTCAAAAATCTTGCAAGACCAAGGTTATTCTGTTGTTTTAGTAGGCTTAGGTGATGAGTTGAAAGGTTGCGTAGGCAAAGATTTCGTCGATAAACTAACAATTCGTCAGACAGCTAAGGTGCTTGAGCAGTGTGATGCTTTAGTTTCCGTATCTACCGGAAACAGTATCGTTGCTGATGCTGTTAGAACACCTGTACTACTCCTCGAAGGACCTATGTTGACATCAAGAGCTCATCCTTTGCAGTCGAGATTTGATGTTGTTCGTCGCTACGTATCTTGCGCTCCCTGCTTTCAGAAAATGATCTGGAAAGTTTGCGATAATCCTATCTGTATGGATGAAATTACTCCCGATGAAGTTTTTCGTAGATTGATGAATTTTCTTAAGCATTCTAAAAAACCTAAAAGATTTTGGCAGATTCCCTCAACACATCGTCTTAAAGGCAAAAAATTGAAAACGGATAAATCAGTTGCTTTCTTGATACCTTGCCGAGATCGCTATTATGCTCTTAGAGATTTTCTCGGATATCTGGAAAGATCGCATTTGCCGAAGTCTGAGATATTCTTTTTAAACGATGCAAGTATCGATCCCAGAGTCGAAGAGCTTCTTTTGGACTTTCAAAAGAAACATACATCGAAAGATTGCATTGTTCATTATTACCATCGAGATTTCGAAGAAGTCGATGAACTTTATCGAAAATATAAGGTTAATGAAACTGTTCACGCATCTAATTACTTAATCCAGCGAATGTATGATTCAGACTGTGACTGCGATTATGTCTTGCGATGCGATTCCGATCTCATTCTAAAACCCTACTGGGTTCAGAAGATGATCTTAGCTTTTGAAGAAGCGAAAAAAGAACATCCAGAAATAATTACCTGCTCTGGATTTAATTCGATTCATCCAATATACGATGACGAAACAACTTTGGAAGTTTATTCGACATCAGTTAGTGATTATCGAATTAGTCGAGGATGTAATGCCGCCTATCTAATAACAATGGAAGATATGAAGAACATTCACGGCTTCTTTGAAGTTGGTACGATGATTACTTCAAGCGATATCAAAAAAAATAGTGAGTTGGTCGAAAAGGGATATAAAGCTATGCTTCTTGTTCCTTCTGTTATCGAACACTTTGGAGCCTTTGATTCTTCAGCTCCTTTTGCTAAAACTACTTTAGTTTCGGAGGATTTTTGTGAATAGATTATGTCCAATATGCAGTAAGCCCTTCATAAGCATTGACGGCTTGTGTTATTGTGAGAAAGATCATCTCTATGCCGATCTTCGGCCAACTCGATCGAGTTATAATGATCTTTATTGGCTCCATTATAAACTTTACGAAAAGACGCCTTTGTCTAAGCAGATTTTTCAGGCGAGGCAAAACCTTGTTCTGGATTATTTTAAAGAAGGCGTTTTGTTAGATTTCGGTTGCGGAGCAAGAACCTTTGAGCGATTTTGGAAAGTTTCAGATAGGGGAGAAAAGATCAAGGTTTATTCTTACGATCCTTACTTCTATCCTAATCATAACTTCCTCAAAGAGGATCATATTGATGCTTTAACTTTTTGGGATTCGTTTGAGCATATTGAAAGACTTCCGATTGTGAAAGAGTTTCGAGCTGAGTTTATCTTTATAACCTTACCGGTAATAGACAACGTTGAAAACATTTTTTGTTGGAAGCATTATGTGCCTTATGAGCATATTTGGATGTTCTCAACAAAAGCGTTGATTAATTTGATGACTAAATGGGACTATACGTTAGTGACACATGCAATGATTGAATCTCATCTGAGGTCGGCGGATATTCAATCGTTTGTTTTTAAAAGGGTAATTTCGTAACGACGAAATTACAAAGATGTAATTAAGGAGGATTAACATGTCAACACCAAGTTCTGCAAATTTAGATCTTGGGCCGTGCAGAGTGTATTGGGGATCAAGTCAAACAGATTTAGGCCGCACTCAAGGAGGCGTAAGAGTTGCCTTCTCGACAGATGCTGCGGATTTGTTATCTGATCAATACGGCACTCAGCCTGAGAATCAAGTGATAACCGGAAGTGGTGCTACTATTACTGTACCACTCGCCGAGTATACTCTCGATAATTTGGCCATAGCTCTTAATCAAACAGTAACAGCATTGAATAGTAAACATGGCATCAAAGGCGATAGTTTAGTCGGCACTCGTATGACATCTTTTGCTGATGAGCTTTTACTGAAGAAATATGTTGATGGAAGTATTTCATCCGATACGGAAGATTGGATCAAATTTCCAAGTGCAGCTCCGTTAGGCAACTTCGAGGTGCCTTTTGATGGATCATCTCAGCGCATCATCGAAGTTGTTTTTCGAGCTTTTCCGAATGCCGACGATGTTCTTTACTTCCTTGGCGATGAAGATGCCGCAGAAAGTGGCACTTAATTAATCTATGAAAGGAGATGGTTAGATGCATAAAACTGTCGATATTGATTCTCAAATCAAAGACGACGCATTAACTCTGAAACTTGGAGGAAAAACTTATACCATAACAGACATTCCTGTCGAAACATTCCGGCAGGCTTTGGAGATAGATGAGGAAAATGTAGCAGAGCTCATCTATATTCAGCTTAGCCAAATACTGGATGTTTCAATTGAAGAGCTTCAATCTACTATCGGCATGAAAGCCGCTCGAATAGCTTTGGATGCTATTAGAGAATGGATGCTCAAAGACATGCAGGAAGGTACGGAGGCTGATCAAGGCCCTTTCGATGGAAACGATGGTATGCAGAGTTAGCCTCTATGTATGGTTGGACGGATCAAGATATTAAGCGTCTAACCATCTCCCAATTTTTTAGCTACCTAAGTGAGGGACGAAAATTGCAGCTTGAGAAACAGCTGCTGGAAATTGAGGCTGCAAGTTTTCCTCACATGACTGAAAATTCTCGTATGGTTTTAATGCGTCAATATGAATATCTGATAAATCCGCCAAAGATGGACAAAGAACGCATTAACCAAAGTTGGGAGTTTTTAAAAAAGGCTAAGAGAAAATGTTAGATGTTTACAACTTAGCAGGTGCGTTAACTTTAGATAATAAAGACTTTATCAGAGTGTTAAAAAGCTCTGAGAAAGTCTTTGCTCAGGCTCAAGAAAGCATGAGTAGCCACTCAGTTCGGGCTACGAAACGTATGCGGACGGCTCTTGATCGTTTTGCTCAAGCTCAAAGAAGGGTGAGTAAGCGAATTGCTGATTCTATGCGACGTATGGGTGCCGCTGTTGAGCTTTTTGCTAAACAGAACGAAAAAGCTTCGCGAAGGGTTAAAGCAGGTTGGTGGAAGCGATTCGGTATTGTAGCTCTCGGTTTCACTGTTGCTTATCGAGCTATGAATGCTTTTGAGGCTGGATTATCTAAGCTCGTTAGTACTATAACAGAAGCCATCCAAGAGTCAGGAAGCTTAGCGTCGCTTCAGGCTAAGTTGGCGTTTTGGTATACGATGCGAACTAAAGGCGTCATTTCCTTCGCTGAAGCCTATAAGCGCGCGAGTGTTAATGTTGATGCTATGTACAAAGCCAGCCTTCATACTCTTAGCTCGGTTGAAGAATTATCGACGGCTATGGATGAGCTTGCTCAGGCAGGTGTTTTTGTGCCTAAAACTATGACCAAAGCATTCGCTTCTTTTGTCGATTTTACTGTAATGGTTTCCAAAACTACAGGAGCAACTTTTAAACAAATTCGACAAGAGATTCAATCCTTAATGCAAGGTCAGATGAAGACGACTAATATTGTCATCAGGTCTTTAAAATTCTTAGGTCTTTTATCTGAAGAAGATATTAAAAGATTAAAAGAACAAACGCATCGAACCGAGATTCTCGGTAAGGTCGTAACAGCAGTTCATGAAAACTGGCAGGAAGTTGTTAGCTTAATTCTTCGTTCCGATGTCAATGAAGCCTTAAACTTTTGGAATAAAACTGTCAGAAGTGTTTGGATTAATACGATTAGACTTGCTTCAGCTTCCGAAAAAGTAGGAAATATCTTTGCCGCAGCTTTCGCTGATGCCGCAGATAAGTTCGCTAAGACTATGGGAAAAGAAGACGTAGTCAAGCGAAATGTTGTTTTGATGAAACTTATGCGAGATGCTTTAAAATCAGTACTGCAACTGTTTCAAGATGCCGCACTTGCTATTGGATATTTAGCAACTGCTTATAGAAACCTGACTCCTCAATTAAGAACTGCTCTTAAAGCATTCATAGGTTTTATGGCCATTAGAGCCGTCCTTGTACTTGTTCGTCGGTTTAAAAAAGCCTTATTGCAGATAGCAAGTTTGGATATAGTTATAGGCACTTTCAAATTTTTTAAAGAGAATTTTAAAGATTTAGGAACAGCCGTCGACACCTTAAACAAACTTTTAAATTCTATGATAGCCAAACTGCTAATCTTACCAGCTACTTTCGCCGTTTCTTATGTTGGTATGAGAGCTTTCATAGATACAACTAAAGATGCTGAAAAAACTCGTCAGGAGTTTGTTGATGCCGCTAAGAAAAGCAGTATAGATCATTTAGATGCCATAGAAAATGAAGCGGCAGGGTACTTAGGATTATGGAAAACCATTAAGCGTTTCTTCTCTGCACGAAATAAATTATCTAAAGATTTCACTGATGAAGAACTTCGTCAGCGAAAAAGGCTTCAAGGAGGCTTAGTCGAAGGTACTGTTGTTTCTCCTTATAGAGATAAAGGTTTTATAGATCGCTACAAAGCTAATTTTAAGAAGAATTTTAAAGATTTATTAGATTTCGCAAAGCCTTATTTAGAATCTTTCGGAACTTCTATTTCAGATCTTATGGAAAAGATTCTAACTCCGCCGGACTTCGAAAAAGGTCAGGTTTTTTCTCTTGAGGGATTAAGAGAGCAGATAGATGAAGCCATAGCTAACGCTGAAAAAGCTAAAAAAGTTATTGCAGACTTTGGCGAGGCATATCGAAAGACCATACTCAGTCAATATCAATACGAAAGATATAATCTTAAGAAGCGTTTTGATCTGTTTAATAAATATGTTACGGATAAACAAAAGTTGTTTAAATGGTTTCATGCAGAAACTGAGCGATTGAATGAGGAAGAATTCGACCGTTTTGCTAAAACATTTAATCATATTGGCAGAGAAGTCGGTAAGGCTATTAATTATTGGAAAAATCGCATACAGAGCTTCCGTAATGATTTTAGGGACGTTCTTGATAATATAACTGATGCGCTTCAGCAATTCGTAACTACCGGTAAGATGTCATTTAAAGACTTAGTCAATTCTATCTTGGCCGACCTTGCTCGAATAGTGATTCGTAGAAGTATTACAGAGCCTTTAATGACCGCTTTTTCTTCGATAGCTAAGAGTGCCCTAATAAGATTTGATCAAACTAATATTCCTCAAAAAAGAGTTGCTAAAGGTGGCATTGTAGATCGCCCAACATTTTTCGGTTTTCAACATGGCATCGGTCTCATGGGAGAGGCAGGACCCGAAGCAATCTTGCCTCTGAAGCGAATGCCCGGAGGCAACTTAGGTGTAGAGGCTTCTAATGGAGTTAATGTTGAGATACATAATTACTCAGGCACGCCTGCTCGTGTAGAAGAAGGTCGTAATGCTCGGGGAGGCCGAGATATAAAAGTAATCATCGGCGAATTAGCGGGAATGAACATTGCCGAAGGTGGAGCTTTAGCTCAGATAATTCAACGACGCTACGGACTCCAGCCTGCGGTTATAGGGAGATCATAAAATGGCTTCATGGCCAAGTAACTTATACGGATATATTCTCAAAGATAGTTTTAAAGAAGTTCCGCCGAATAATATTATTAGAACGGCTATGGATGTCGGCCCTCCAAAGATTAGGAGGCGATCAACTGCTGGAACTCGTAAGTTTTCTTTTAGCATGTTTCTTCCTTCAAACTTAGTTACTGTTTTCGATGATTTTTATGACAGCACTCTGCATTCAGGAGCGGATAGTTTTACTTTCAGATCGCCTCGAACTCAGACTGTGGGGACGTATATCTTCTCTCAACAACCTGTTTATTCGTCATATGGCCGTCGAGGCTATCAGATTTCTTGTGAAGTGGAGTTGTTGCCATGAGTAGAGATACATCTTTAACCTTCCGTGAATCAGTTTATAGTTCCTCGACAAATGAGGCATTTATTGTTCTTATTGATATTCAATACAACAGTACGCATATTCGTCTATCGAGCGATAATGTTGATACAGTCAGCAATGGCAATACTTTTACTGCATATCCCTTTGAAATATCTTTGCCTTCCGATCCCGATGAGTCAATCACGAGAGGAAGTATAACTATTGACAATATTGATAGGTCTATCGTTGAAGCTGTTCGGTCGGCAACAGAAGCTCCCGATATAACAATTCAAATCGTGTTGGCAAGTGATCCAGATACCATCGAGGCTGAGTTTAGCGGATTCAAACTTAGCAACGTTAGATATAATGCTTTAACGGTTACAGCGGACATAAGCATCGAATCATTTGTTCATGAACCTTTTCCTGGCGATCATTTTCTTCCTTCAACATTTCCGTCATTGTTCTGATGTTTGATCGTTATATTGGCATTCCATTTAAAGATAAAGGTAGAGATTTTGATGGATGCGATTGCTGGGGATTGATTAGATTAATCTACAAAAATGAGTTTAATATCAATTTGCCTGAATATCTTGATGCCTATGTTTCAACAGCAAACAGAAAATCCGTAGCTGAATTTGCCGATGTAGAAAAGTTAAATTGGATAACCATCACGTCTCGTCCGAGTTTTGGTGATGTTATTCTCTTTCGCATATATGGTCTCCCGATGCATATAGGAATGGCCATTGGCAAACGACAAATGATTCACATTCTCAAAGGTGCTGATTCAGGCATTGAAAGATTCGACAATCTAATTTGGAAAAACCGAATTCTTGGAGTTTATAGACATGCAAAATTCAATCAAAGTACAAACTTGTCCTGAACCTTTTTCTTTTAAAAGAGTTGATTGGATAGTTGAAGAAGATCAGACAATTGAGCAGATTTTAGAAAAATGCTCTCCTGTTCTTTTGCGTGATGATGTCTATGCAAGAGTTTTTGTTAATGATCAAATAATAGCTAAAGATTATTGGTCCTCAATCAGGCCAAAACATGGAGATATAGTCAACATTCGGATTCTTCCTCAAGGAGGGGAGGGAAAAGATCCGACAAGAACTATGTTGACATTGTTAGTACTGGCCGCCGCCGCATATGCGGGACCAGCAGCTGCGGGTGCTTTAAATCTGACTGAAGTAGTAGGCGGTAAGGTTATCCTAACAACTGCTGGATCAATAGTCAGTGCCGGAGTTTCAACTGCGGTTACTGTTGTTGGAATGCTTGCAGTAAATGCTCTTGTTCCGCCTCCAGTCGGAAATTTAGGCGGAGAGGGAGATCAATTTAAACGTTCTCCAACGCTAACAGGCGGTCAGAATAAGGCTAATCCTTATGGCCCGATTCCTGTAATCTTAGGTATGCATCGAATAGTTCCTCCTTATGGAGCGATGCCTTATACTGAGATAATTGGTGACGATCAGTATCTTAGAATGTTGTTCGTCATTGGCTATGGTCCGCTTAAGCTCGGCAATTTTAAATTCGGCGATACTGATATTAGCGACCTTGAAGATGTTGAAATGGAGATCAGGGAGGGTTACGACTCTGATGAGCCTATAACATTGTATACTCAGAATGTTAGAGAAACTCAGCTAAATATTGAATTATCCTATGCTACTGGCTACGTAACTCAAACTACAGAAGAAAATTGTGATGAAATTTCAGTAGACATCTCTTTTCTCCAAGGATTGTTTAAGATCGAGAGTGACGGCACTAAATCCTCTACCAGCGTAGACTTTGAAATTCAGTATTCGATTAAGGATGCCGATGATTGGAGTGTAGGTGTTGATTATGAATCTATCTCTGCTCAAGAATCCGATTCAATGCCTGCTACTGGATTCGATCATGTCTATCGTTACTATCGTGTTGTAATAAATAAATACACGGGCGAAATATCTACCTTGGCCGGAAATACAGGAGGCGATCCTTCTTCTTATCATTCTTATCATTCTCAATACTTTCCTGCAGCAGTTCCGCCCACAGTGCCCGATTGGGCATGTCCAATAGCTAAGATATTACGAAACAATTCCAGTACAATTTCAGCGAGCGACATTACTGATGAGCGAGATTCTTGCTTGAAGAAACAAAATGCAGGTGATTTTGCTCCATCGGCACAATCTCCAGAAAGTGATAAGATCGATATTGCCGCAGGTTATTTGAAGGTCGATCCAAGTTTTTCTGACGCAAGAGCAGATATCATTAGAAGAACATTTCGCTTTAAGGTTCCTCGTGGGCAGTATGACGTTAGGATTAAGAGACTAACTGCGGATTCTGGAGATGATACTGTTGACACTGCTCATTGGACAGCTCTTAGATCAATAACAAACGAAGATCCGATAAGCTCAGATGAAAATCTGGCCTTAGTCGCTTTGAGGGTTAAGGCAACTGATCAACTTTCCGGTACGCTGAATCAATTTAACTGTACGGCTATGTCTGTCGTTAAAGATTGGGATTCAGCTTCCTCGACATGGATTGAGCGTGAATCTGCAAATCCCGCATCTCTGTTTAGACACGTCTTGCAATCAAGTGCAAATAAACAGGCTCTTGCGGATTCACGCATCAATTTAACTGATCTTCAAGAATGGCATGAAGACTGTATTACGACTCCGCAGAATCTTGATAATGCTGCTGCAATAGATAAAGGCAATGGCTTAGTTGGAATTCCATGCACGGGACATGGCTATGCTGATGGAGCTTTGATACATATTTTCGGTACGGTGAATTATGATGGCTTTTATGTTCTCGATGACTCTACTTCCGCAGATATAATGGTCATCGAGGCTACCTACGCCGCTGAGAATTTTACAGGAAATGAAACAGTTTCAGGGCTTAGTTATTCTTTTAATGCAGTGATTGATTATCAAACATCAGTCGAACAAATACTGCGGGAGATTGCATCAGCTGGTCGAGCCTCATTGTCTTATGTCGATGGCAAATTTTCAATCGTTCAAGACAAAGAGCAATTGACACCTGTTCAGCATTTCTCACCAAGAAATTCTTGGGGTTATCAAGGAGAAAAACAGTTTTCGCAAATGCCTCATGCCTTCCGTGTGCAGTTTATTAACGAAGCTAAGGAATGGCGAGCAGATGAGATACTTGTTTATGATGATGGGTATGATGCCAACAATGCTACCATATTCGAAACTTTATCGCTAAGAGGCATTACCAATAGCGAAATGGCATATAAACATGCCAGATATTTCTTGGCCTGTGCAAGATTGCGTCCTGAGATTCATAGTTTCTATGCCGATGTAGAAAACATTATTTGCACTCGTGGAGATTTAATTAGATTTACTCACGATGTTCCGATGTTCGGTGTTGCCTCCGGTCGAGTTGCCAGTATTACTGAAGATGGTGGTGGCAACCTGACGCATATTACTATGGATAGCGAAGTTGGGATGGAAGCTGGTAAAGATTATGCTATTCGCATTAGGAAGTCTGACGGATCATCGAGTGTCTATAATATCGTAACTAACCCTGGGTATCAAACAGTTCTCGAATTAGAGACTCCTGCGAGTTCGGGCCATAATGTCCAGGCTGACGATCTTGGTCTCTTTGGCGAAGAAGGTTCTGAATCAGTTGAGTTAATCGTTAAAAGCATCGAACCTGCGCAAGACTTAACTGCGAGGATTGTATGTGTCGATTACAACTCGGCTATTTATTCTGCTGATACCGGCTCTATTCCTGAGTTTGATAGTCAGATAACTTTGCCTTATGATATATTTGAAACCATTGGAAGTCCGATAGTAGATAATATTCGTTCAGATACTTACGTTCATTCTCGGGAAGAAGACGGAGCTTTAGCTTATCGAATTCTGGTTTCTTTTAGATACGAAAGTGGTCATTTATTCGACCAAGTAGCTAAAATGGAATCGGCGATAAGGCTTCAAAATTCTGAAGGTCCATGGATATATAACAGCTATTCTGGTTTTCAGTCCGAAATTGCTATCGATGGCGTTCAAGGTGGAGAGAGTTATGACCTAAAGTTTAGATATGTTGCGCTTGATGGATCAATAGGTCCTTGGTGCGATGTAGAAACTCATACAGTGATTGGTAAAGATGAAAGTCCCGCTAAGCCAAGTGATGTTAGTGCTACTGGGATTATTAATGCCATTCGTCTTGACTGGACAAATCCTCCTGATTTGGACTTCGACCATGTCAACATTTGGCGAAATACTTCAGATAGTTTTCCAGGAGGTGATGCTCTTTATTCAGTAGCAGGTTCCCCTAATGGATCTGTTTCAGCGACAGATAAGAATGTTAGTTACGGAACAACATACTTCTATTTTCTCAAGGCCGTTGATGCGGCTGGAAACTTAAGCGAAGCTACAAGTTCTGTCAATGCAAGTCCTAAACAGATCGAAACAGAAGATTTAACAGATGACCTAATCCCGCCATTGCCTTCAGATGAAAATCTTGTTGCTTATTGGGCATTTGATGAAGGTTCCGGAACTTCAGCGATTGATTCATCGGGAAACGGTCTCAATCTCTTATTTCACAGTATGTCCAATGCAAGCTGGAAGGATGGGATATCGGGAAAATGTATCCAGTTTGACGGTTCTGAAGATTATGCGACTGTTAATCATAACGGTAGTTTGGATTTTGCTGGCAAAGATCTGACAGTTTCTGTTTGGATGTATCATAATGGCTCCGGAGATTTTCAATCCTTAGTAGCTAATGCGGTAGGTCAATCTTCTACAAGACAATTTAGCCTAGGGTTAAATTCTTCTAATCAGCTTCTGTTTTACACTTATGATGGCACTAGCTGGGCTAAAAGAGTTGATAGTGGAAGCAATCTGGTTAGTGCTGGAAGTTGGCATCATGTAGTAGTTGTCTTTGATGACACTGCCGGAACTGCAGAGTTATTTATTGATGGCGAAAATGTAGGAAGTGCTTCAGGTCTGAATAGTTTGGCTTATTCGCCGACTTATATCTATGTTGGCTCTCGTGAAGGATACGAATATCTAAACGGTAAGATTGATGAAGTACGTCTTTACGAAGAAGCGATAACATCAGACGAAGTTCGTGCTTTGTTTTTGAATCCAGGAGGCCAAAAGCCTCAATGGACTGCTGAACCTGGAGCTACAGCTACCGCTCCAGATAATCTTGTCTTAAACGGCGGAGCGGAACTTGGAGGAACTCTTAACTTTTCTCAGTTTGAGTATGTTGCTAATGATGGCTATCAAGGCTTAGGTTGTTTCTCCGTAACAGGTAGTAACAATACTCGATATAGTGATGCTTATATACCTGTTAGTGTCGATCTTAAATATGAAATTCAGGCAGCGATTAAGGCTTCATCTACACAAAAAACTTATATGGGCTTTGCTGGATACGATGAAAATAAGACTTTAATTTATCATCAACACTGTTGGCGACATGCTAATAGAGACACCACTTTATACGCTCAGGCCAATCAAGGTGATACCTATGTTGACATAGTTCCTCCAAGTGAAGATTGGACAGGTACTTATTCTACAATTCAATTTGATATTGAAAGTGATTATAGCGATTTACCTAACTTCAATACAAGATTTATAGACTCAATAGATAAAAGTAATGATCCAACTTACTGGAGAGTGAATTTACAATCAGGACAAACAGTACCTGCAACCTATGCGGCCGGAACTAAAGTAGGCCATACTCAGGCAGGGGCTGCTTATAGCTATATTCTTTTAACTAATCAGGATGTTAGTACAGATTGGGAATTTCACTCAGATATTATTGATGGAGTGAATTCCGTTACTTCTCCTCCAGGTTTTACTAAATTTAGATATGGTACTAAATACATCCGCTTTCTTGCCTTAACTAATCGTACATCTTCGGCAACTACTTATATCGACTCTGTTTCGATCAGACCTTTAGGTAAGAAATTGTCAGATATTGAAGAAGGTGCAGATGTAACAGCCAACAATCCTCAGTCATCCTCTTGGCTCACCGACCAGGCCAGTCTTATTTTCGAGAATGATTCGATTACCAGATTGATCGACAGAACTCTGGATAACATTGCCGATGGAGCAACTTATGGTAGGGTTCTTTTAACGGATATATCCTCGGGACATATTTTATTAGCTTCTTGTACAGGCTCTCTTGATGATATAAATGATGGCTCTACTTATGGTAGAGTTTTAGCTACCGATATATCTGCCGGACATATTAAACTATCAGAGGCGGTAGGCGATCTTGACGACATCGCTGACGGCACATATGGCAAAGTTTTATCGACAGATATTTCAGCCGGTCATATTGTTCTTTCTTCAGTTGTCGGCGATGCTGATGACATAGCGGAAGGGACAACTAATAAATTTGCAGCCGAAAGTGGAGCTGATGTAACGGCTAATAATCCACAATCTTCTTCGTGGCTTACGGATCAATCTAACATAGTTTTTGCAAATGATTCGATTACTCGGTTAATCGACAGAACGTTAGATTATATCGATGATGGCGCTACCTATGGCAGAATTTTATTGTCAGATATTTCGTCTGGTCATATTCTTCTGGCTTCTTGTGAAGGAACGCTTGATGATATAGATGACGGTACAACCTACGGTAAGGTTTTGGCTACCGATATAAGTGCTGGCCATATCAAGCTGTCTGAAGCAGTAGGCGACCTCGATGATATCGCAGATGGGACGTATGGGAAGGTATTGTCAACTGATATATCTGCTGGGCATATCATTTTATCCTCGGTTGTAGGAGACGCTGATGATATCAGCGAAGGCACTACAAATAAGTTTGCCGCTGAGAGTGGCGCAGATGTTACGCCTCCCTTACCTTCTGATGAACATCTTGTTGCCTATTGGTCTTTTGACGATGGAACAGGAACTACTGCGATAGATAATAGCGGAAACGGCCATGATGGAACTCTGGTCAACATGGAAGAGGCTGACTGGGTTTCCGGAGTAAGTGGAAATGCTCTTAGTTTTGATGGAACAAATAAACAAGTAACTATACCAAGTGATTCTTCTTTTAGTTTTGAAAGAACTGATTCTTTTAGTATTTGTTTGTGGTGTAAACGAAATGCTTATGGAGGAATATTACTTAGAAAAAGCGCAGGAAACTACACTACTCCAGGATATGGTATTCAAGATCTTGATGGCGAAAATCAATTTAGAGTATATTTATCGGGTACTACCAATGGAAATGATTTAATTAAAGATTTTAATTATCCACAAGGCTATATTGATCAAAATTGGGGTTTTTTGGTTATAACATATGATGGTTCAGTGAGCTTTGATGGACTTTTGTTATATTGGAATGGTGATGAAATATCTGGCGATAACGTAAGAAATACATTAACTGAGACAACAGTAACTACTGATCCTCTACAGATAACGAATGGAGGTTTCGATGGTCTAATAGATGAAGTCCGCATCTATAATAAAGTACTTACTGCTTCAGAAATCAAGGCTCTTTATCTCAATCCAGCAGGAGTTTCTTCGAGACTTGCAGAAAATAGAATTTATACCGGTCTTGATTCAGATGGTAATTTGCAGACCAAGGTTTTGCCTGGTGAGAATGTCGGAACGCCTGCGGGTGCGGGGCTTTATCTTGGTGCTGACCATATGGGATATTTTAACGGGTCTGCATGGACGAATTACATCGATAGCGATGGCAGTTTCAAGCTGGGGAAGGACTCAAATAATTACTTTGCCTATGATTTAGCTACCTTCAAGTTTAAGTTTAGTGATGCGGATGCCCTTGAAATATTGGGTGGAGGAAATATTAAGCTAAACGGCGGTGATATTATTCTTAGCACTGGCGGCGGCAGTGTTAGGGGAGGTCAGACTGATTTTGCGACAGGGATCGGTTTCTTTCTCGGGTATTCGGGGAGCGACTATAAATTTTCCGTTGGAAATTCAACCAAGTATCTCAAATGGGATGGCAACGATTTACAGGTAGGCGGAGATATTATTGCGACGGGTAATATCAAAACACATGCAGTTACGCAAGATAAGCTCGAACCTTATGAAGCGGGAGATGTAAGTCTGCATTATGATGACTATGTCCACGATGTACAATCTACAACTTACACAAAGGCCAAAGAGCTGAGAATTCCGAGAGGCGGTGAATTGCGTATTACTTTCAGTATAAGTATGTCCAATGCTACACGAGCTTATGGACGTATTTATCGCAACGGTTCTCCTGTAGGAACAGAGAGAAGTACTACTTGGACGCCTCCAGACTATGAATCTTTTACGGAAGATATTTCTGGATGGTCGCCCGGAGATTTGGTACAGATTTATATTCGAGGTCAGGATGCTCCCGGAAGCGCTTATGCCAAAGTATTTAGCGTTAGTGTGGATAATAGTTTTGGGGTAGATATATTGATGCAATAAGTTATATCTAATTTAAATAATTTTTAAATTCGGTAATTTCGAAGTGTCGAAATTACAAACATGAAAGGAGACAGCATGGAAAATGCACCCATCGATCTTAATGAAGTAGCGAAAATCATCGGCCTTAAGGAAATAACGATTCAATTACTCAATCAGAGAATTGCAGAACTGCAAAGAGAATTAGCCATCTTAAAAAAGGAGAAGAAAGATGAATCAGCCTCAGATGATAATTCTGCATCATAGCGCAGGTTATGACCATCCCGTAATCCCTAACTGGGAAGGAATTCGTCGTTATCATAAAGAAGTCAGAGGATGGAGGGATATAGGATACCACTATGGCATCGAGTTAGTCGACCATCGTGCCGTTATTCGCTATGGCAGAAAGCCTTATGAAGCAGGAGCTCATGCTCCAGGATCCAATGCTAAGAGTCTCGGTATCTGTATTCTCGGCGATTTTAGCGAACATACGCCGGATTTGAGATTAATATTACGCCTCTTAGAGCTTTTGGAAAGTCTCATAAAGGCTTTTAACATAGATAGAAATGCTATCTATGGCCATTATGAAGTCATGCGACCTGGCTATACTGAATGTCCAGGGAAGATGTTTCCCTTAGAAAAAATAAAAAATTGGGTGACTGATAATGTATGAAGAAGAAGATTTTAACGTTGAGATTATCGATCAGGAAACTATAGATCTTTACAAAAAAGTAGCATCTTTAATTCGTCCTACAGATACGGTTCTTGAATTGAATGGACGTGACGGCTACTTTGCCGGAAACTTTCTGGCTTTTTGTGCGAAGGATTTTCTTTGTCTAATCGGAGATTTAGAAAATCTATTGAATGCTCAGCAGAAGTATCCGGGCATCAAAAGTAAATTTCGCAAGTTCTTAAAGACAGAGTTGACAGACTCAGGAACAGACTACAACACCGTGGTTGCTTTAGATATGTTCCGAGACCTCGGATTGGATTTGTGGATATTTCGCAAACTGAAGCCTGATACTAAGCTCATTTTCACTCTGCCTGGAAGAATAACTTCATCAGACATTTACAAACGATATCGAAACCTTCTCGATGTCGTCAAGTCTGAGAAGTTTAACGATGATTGGCTTTTGTACGGATGGAAAAAATAATGAACTTAACTTTACCAATCTTAGACCTTGTCAAAGATAGTGCTAAATTCTTAGGCGAACGTCTTTTACCTCCTAAAAAAATGAGCGAGCATGAGAAGATGACTCAGCTCGCTCAACTTTTTAATATTTCAGAACAGTCTACTGATTCAGCAAGGCAAATGTTTATGACCGAACTCAGAACACAAAAACAGCCTTGGTTGATTAGATTCCTAAACGGCCTCGTTAGGCCGGTAGGTGGATTAGGAGCTCTCCTTACAGAGTTTTATTCGATCTGGGGAGAGAACATCGCCGAATGGCTAAGATTCAACTACCATCCTGTCACAATCACCAACGCACAACATTTAGTTCTGAGCACAATCATTGCCTTTTACTTCGGTAGCCGCCTTAAAGAAGTCTTGTCTGGAGTTGCTACGAAACGTTAGATTCTTGAAAGAGCTTATCAATTTCTCGCTGTAAGGTTTTCAATAGCGACATAAGAAAAGCTCTTTGATGATAGTGGTATAGCATTTTTGAGATTTGCATTATGACTAAACCCAAATCTCTTCCCGCTTTAGCTGATCGTTTTTGCTTGGACATCGTTTCTCTCCCATAGTTTTAGGATCTCTTCCATATCTTGTTCAGAGATTTTTAGGTAATGACAAAAAACCTTCTTCAGAGTTTTTAGTTCTGCACGAAGAATTTGATTGTTTTCGGCCAAGGATTCATTAGCTTGTCTTATGGGTTCAAGATTATTATTTTGTTTCTTAACTAAGTTTTCTAAAGATTGAGCATAAGCCAATATTTTTAAGGCGTTATCTATTATCTTATAAACAGTTAAGTTGGTTTGATGGTCTTTTAGCATAGCTCTAAAAAACTTTTCTTTTTGTTCAAGATTCATTTATGTTCTCCGATGTATTTAGCTAAATCTTTAACAACAAATACCAAATGGCTCTCTGGCTCGTATGTATGCTTATTGGTGCCGAGAGGATCGTGAATTAATCTATCGCCTTTCCAAATAACAGCGTGTTTTTTATCCTTGAAGTTGGGACTATCGACTGTTGCGATAGTATAAAAATCAAAAGGCTCAGTAGGAACGACATCGAGAGGAATAAGATTATATTTTTCACACCATGTATTCAAACAGCTAATCCAGTCTTCATGTTTTATAAAGTGGGGAACCTCGTGCATCGGTAATTCGAAGAGAGATGCGATGCAGGCTTTTAGACAGTCGTCAGTCGTCTTTTGGTTTTTAGGTTTCAACTTTTCCTCCTTATCTGTTATATTTTTTCATACATTTTAAAAACATTTCATTTTTGAACAAGTTTATGATGTGTACTTTTAGTTCATCTTCAGAAACTTCCGGATATTTATAAGCCTCCATAATTATATCTTCCATAAACTTTTTAACCTCTTTGGACGTTTCTTTGTCTTTTCGAGCTACTTTTATAAGGAATGATGACTCTATACCATATTGGCGAAGAAGCATTATCATTCCTGCAAACTCTCCAAAAGTTTTACAATCTGAAACTATGTCTTTAGGGTAACAGTTTAAAGGGATGAAAATTACTAAAAGACAAATCGCTACTAAAGATTTTTTCATAACACCTCCTTAACTTTTAATCATTATAGTCTCTCATCAAGAAGAATCGAAACTATTGTAACATGTTGACATCGTAAAATAACTTCTTCAGAAGCATTATCGTCAAAAAAGGGACATTTATCTCCACATGGTCTACTCGATCCTTTATATGGACATTCCTGTAGTCTCCATGCGTCTACACGTTTAATCCAAAGTTGTCCATATTTGTCGATTTTTCCTGATAGGCATTTATCCATTTAATTCTCCTATTAATTCTTTGCCTGTAAAGAGATGTTCTAAGCTATATCCAAATTCTTTAAGATACTCTTTAGCACCTTCTTCTCTGTCTACAATGACAATAACTTTAAGTATTTTTATGTTGGGATGTACCTTCTTTACGGTATTGATAGCTCTTAATATTGACTTACCTGTTGTTGCGACATCATCAATAATTATCACAGAACTATCCTGCTCATTAAGCTGACCTTCGATGAGCTTATTAAGGCCGTATTTTTTAGGTCCTTTTCGAATGATGAATGTGTTGAAATATCCTTTTCCTGACAGAGCTCCAAGTATGGGAATTGCTCCGATCTCAGGGCCTCCTATTGCATCTACTTGAAGATTTCCGATCTTTTCTTTAATTAGATCAGCTAATAATGGAGCTCCTTCCTTGAGAGTTGATATCATCCTACAATCGATATAATAAGAGCTTTCTGTTCCAGAAGATAAAGTTAAGTTTCTGAATGTAAGAGCATGTCTTTTCATAAGTTTGATAGCTTCAAGACGGTAGTAATATTCTTGAAGAGCTAACTCACACTCTTTTTTGGTTTCATAAGGGCCTTCCCACCAAACTTCACCCCAGAAATACCATTTATCTTCGTGTTGATGAATGGGAGATTTCATTTCTTCTCCTTCATCTTAAATAGTCTTCTAACTTGTTAACTTTTTCAATATGAAGAGTACCGTCCAGAACAGTTACTTTAAGATTTCGAGGCACAATCCCTAATACACCGGTAAACAGATCTAATAAGACGCAATAACTTTTGTCTGCCCTATAAATTACTTGAGTTTCGCTTAAAATTATTTCTGAAACTTTGATATATATCCTTTCGGGATTATTTGCTAATCCCTTTAAAAGAGTGCCTGTTTTTAAGTCTCCTAAAGTAGCCACAGCGTCTTTTTCTGCTTCTTTGATTTTCATTATATAATCCTCTATATTTCTTTCATATTCCCGTTTCAAGAATATATACTATGGTTCCATCTGTTTTAATGTGATAGTATCTAATAAATGCCTTTAAATCTGTCACACCTTCCGGCCAATCTTCCCGCATAGCACCAAATGCCGCTTCATGAGCTTTACTGTAATCAGTGCCCAAATAAATCTGCTGTTCTCGTGTTAGGTTTTTTCGAGCGTCGCTTATTTTCAAAACTGTTATGTATAAAGGAATAACTATAACTTCTTCAAACATTTATCTTATCCTCCTCAGATAAAAATTTAATTTGAACGTTAAAGTCTCTTGTTCCGTAACATTGCAGCAAATTTCTTATTTCTTTAAAACACTCTGACAATTCTTCAAATAAATCGTTTATACCATTTACCCTAAAGCGTATCACAACCTCGAAAACATGATCTATGTCAGGATTAATTTCCAGAATTTTACTATTTTGTTTTTGTTCGATCATTTTTTTCTCCTTCCCAAGCAATATTCTTGCTTTTCGCAAGGCTTCTATTAAATAATCTAACTTGCATTGTGCCAATATTAATTCTTTTTGTCAGACATATTACTTTCTCCTTTCTCCTCAACAGGAAATATAATAGGCAACATAAGATTAAACTGATTTCTCAAGGGAATCATAATTTCACGCATTTGTGGATGTGCTTGTTTAGAACAGCGTAGTTTGAAAATATGCCGCCATTCTCTCAGATTTGCCGTTATGACGATTTCGGTTTTAAGAGCATTTGGAAGTACTGATCTCGCCTTTTCTGGCGACCATCCATGTTTTAGAAAATGGAGATAGTATTCTTCGGCTTTTAACATGGCCAAGAGTCAAACAGATTCATCTTTTAAAAGATAACGAGTTGCAATAGCTTCTTTATCTTTAAGCTCTCCAGGTTCGATATCGAGCCAAGGTGGAATTATAAAGGCGACTCCTCCAGAGTAGTTGCAGTATCTTGTCGATTCTTGACTGTAGGAAGCCAAACGATGTCGGACGAGTTCATGAGAAACACCTCGATCACATATTAACTTCACGGTGGCGTAGCAATGCTCGATGACACTTTCATGGCCTTTTTTGATGATATTTTCGAGAAAATGCTCAGCAGTGCCACTATTAATTTTGTCTTCAGATTTATAACATACTCTTCCTATCAGTTCAAGTCTTTGCATGGCATGATAGGGAAAATCTAAGATTTGATAATAGGGTTTTTCTAAAAACATAGCAATCTCCTTATGTCCATTCCGCTTGACATGTTTCAACGCCTAAAGCATTGTCAATAGCTAAAGCTATTTTGTGTGTTAGATTTTTTAATTCTTTAAAATCTTTAAAGGTTGGTTTTGCGACTTCATCATAAAGAGTTAAAACATAAGCCTTTTTTAACATTTTTTGTGTTAGTTTACCTATTTCATGATTTTTCCATTGTTCAGGAATTTGAAGTTCTTCAAGATGGTCAACGGCCCCATTTGCCCAAGAACGAATTTCATCTGCTAATGCCCTTTTTTCATCATTACTACAAAGAGGAACGATTCTATCAAACCAAAATTTAACTTCTTTATTCCAGCCATAATTATGTTGCATATCAGGATTGTCTCTCAAAACTTTTTCCTTCTCTTCGGGCGGCATTTGCATAACAAAATTATAAATTTCTATTCTTTCCGTTTTAGCGTTATAAAAATGAGCATTGAATAATAAAAGATTATAGATAAATCCTCTACCATATTCACTTTTAGGCATAATCTTCTCCTTATCTAAGAAAACATTTCCTTCTTTTCTGCAAGCCAAAAGGGTATGACGACCTTAGTTTTTTGACCTGACTTGACTGCATCGACATCCCAGCTTATCTGAGATTTTGGTAACCAATATTCTTGACCGTTATAGTTAATCAAGATGGCCTTTTTAGTTTCATGCTTAATTTCGACGGTGAAAGAATAATCGTCAGAATCGTTTATTCTTGTTGGTTCGATGCGCTTAGGTTTTTTCACCTCCTTTCGTAGCTGCTTAGGAGAACAATCGTTACAAAAACAGCCTTCAGTGGTATAGATATAGGCTAATTTGCCGCATTGACACTTAGGTATCTTTTCCAAACCCTCAAACAAATCACGTTCTTGTTCGGATTCGACATCATTTAAATTAACTTTAACTTTCATATCTGCTCTTTTTGATGCACAGAGTCGGAATCGAACCGAGGAAGCCTTCAGTACAGTTGAGAAAACAGCTTCAGGTGTTTCCCCAAACACATAGACATACTATGCCGCTTTTGGTCTATGTGCCCAACTGTTTCACCGCAACACCAGTTGCCACTCTGTGCATATCATTAAAGTCGTCTTTTGAGGGAAGATACGCTCATTTCGAGTATCTCAGCCACGAGCTCAAGCGGCATTTTACGATTATCGTGCATTTCTTTTATTACAATATCGAGAAGACTCTCTTCACCAAATTTTAAATCATCTAAAATCTTTACAAGAGGATTTTTTAACTTTTTCATGTTTTCACCCTATATCTTACTCCTTTCTTATCTGCAATTTCTTCAATTCTGCCTTTGAGTTTTAGATCGCTAATAACCTCAGCTAAGTCCGCCGCTCCATTGGGCAGTTTTCGATAGACTCTTTTCAAGAGAACTGAGTGTCCGATGGCTTCTGGAGCTACTGAAAGGATGACATGTTCAACTAAATCAGTAAGATGACTTCGTGCTGTGGCGCCGACATAGGTTATAGCGGCGGGCATGTTATCTTCGACTATCTGAATAATGTCTATAGCCTTTTGAAGATGATCTAACCTCAAAACCAGTTCGTCGGATTCCGATATTGACAAAATCATCGCAAGTTTCAGAACATGGTCATGTTTCCTAAGATAAAAAGAAGCCATTTCAGGCGTAGTTGGCTTGAGAGTGGTTTCATACCAAGCATCAAAATATTTATCTGCCTCTTCGGTCATAACCATCTCGCCTTCGAGTTCGTTGATGCAACCTAAATCCCAAATGAGGCTTTCCTCCATTTCTCTTTTAAGTTCGGGTTTGGCGTATCGGGGCCAAGTTTCATCAGTATAAATCAATAAAACCCTGCCTAAGAATCCACTAAACAATGCCATAGAAGGAAAGATTTCCGACATTTGTTCAGGTGTTGTTGCTGTTAGTATTCCTGGATATAAATTCCTCGCCTTACATAACCCGTTCTTGCGGGTTAGAAAATCTAACTTAGCCTTGGCTGTATAAGCCGCTGTTAGAAAGGTCATTAGATCAGTGATGTATGATGCTCTACCAAGCAAGAACTGAAGTTCGTCTGCATGGAGTAAGACGCTTCCATCAGGTCTTGCCTTTCCTTCATTTGGCGTACCTGGACGGCCAATCTCTACGTTTTTGTTCATCATATCCATCAATCCCTCGATAGTAGCTCGGCCATGAACGATATGAATATCTGGAATATCTTCCAGGAGTTCAAGGCCGATATCCATAGCCGTACTTTTGCGTTGGTCTGCGGATTTAGCTACCAGGACGATGTATAAATTTGGCCATACTTCATACGCACCACGATCGAGATAGACATGCCTTTTCAAAACGGTTGAGATTAGTTGACATCCTACCCAAAAATGAAAGGTGCGTGGTGATTCTTGCTTGATTATGTATTCATCATATGCCTGTAGCCATCCTTGTTTAAGCTTTCTCTTTCTCGCCATAGTGTAAACACTGCGCATAGGTTAGATAAAATACAGGTTTACTAAATGCGATAGCGTTGGCGATATCATCTCTAACGCCGAGAGAGTCTCTCCATCCTTCAATCGTCATAACGATTGCTTTGGTAGATAGTAACATCATTTCCATATTACTCCTTTGCCAGAATTTGTAATCGGTTCCTAAGTTTAATTCGGGAAACGTATCTACAACAGAGTGCCAATGAACTATGGGACTGTAGATGTTAAGACCGCATTCAGCCATGTGTCCGCATACTCTTGCGGCTAAGCGGAAACGGTTATGGCGGATGTACGGATTCGTATCGTTGTACGGACTTATCAAGTAAATCATCTTCTCCTCACTTTCTTTAGAAGTCTTTAAGGCTTATTGGTTCCATTTCGTCAAGATTGTTGCCAATAGCTATTTCTACGGGAATCTGATGTTTTTCTCCCCAAATTTCAACTTCTGTTGAGTAGGCTTCCTCGATGACTTCCAAGGCAGACTTAATTTCGTTCTTAGGAACAGATATAGAAATACCATCGTGAAGCTCCAACAAGACTTTGTAGTATTTATCGATGAACTTCAAGGCAATCTTATTCAAATCGGCAATTGTTGATTGAGGGATGAACGAATAGCCAATGTTGAAAGTGCGATAATCTTTTGGTCCGAAAAACACCATGCGACGGCCAAAGGGATTATATAACATTCGATATTTAGTTATCTGCCTTCGAACATAGGCATGAAAAACATCTCGAATACCTGGGTAGGCTTTAAAATAGGCTTCAAGATGTTTTTTAGCTTCAGAAAACGATAAACCGGATAACATAGCAAATCGCATTGGCCCCATGCCATAATTGCCGCCATGAATGAGACGTTTAGAGACTAAATAAAGCTCACTGTCTTTAGTTACCTCGACGCCAAAGACATTCTTGGCATTTTCGATGTGAATAGATTTGCCGGATTCGAAAAGATCGATTAGCTTTTTGTCTCTCGACAAATAGGCGACAATGCGAGCATCAGCACCTTTCTGATCAGGGTAGAGTAAAACATGTCCTTTCTCTGCGATGAAGAATCTTCTTTGAATACCTCGTTTAACATTTTGAAGATTCATGCCTGCCTTATTGAAACTCTTGCGAGAAGCTAATCTACCTGTCTTTGCTCGGCCAAGGGAGAATTGGCAATAAACTCGGCCATTTAAAATGTTTTCTGGAGCGAAAAGTCCGATCTGTTTTCGGTTTGATTTTATTTCAATGATCTTTAAAGGCACTTCGGTTTTGTATTTATATGCGAGTTTCTCTAAAATATCCTTACCCGTAGAGCCGCTTTTGTAGCGTGCCATGCCCATATAATCGTATAACAACTTAGCTACTTGCTGAGGCGAATTTAGGTTTATAAGATCAGGTCTTTTCTTAGGCGAAATTGGTTTTTCGCCTGGCATCGGCACATAAACCTCAACGCCTGTTTCGGCTTTGATGTACTTAAGATTATCTTCGATTTGTTTCTTGAAATCTTTGGCGATCTCTTTTATCAATGTAACGTCCACCGGAGCTCCTTCGATGTTCATCCGATAAAGGGGCGGAATCATTTCAGCATAAAAACGGATGTAGACATCAAGCATTTTTTCTTCTTCGAGCTCTTTTTTAAGTTCCTCGATGGCCCAAAGAGCTCCGACAACGTCATAGCAGTTATAGGTCCAATGACGTTCTTCATCGCCATAGACAATTCTTGAGCCTTTTAGCGAAGCTCCTTCGTCAGATTCATCAGTTTTATAATAGGGTAGGTCGGTGTAGATACTCGTAATAATATCGAGACGATGAGGCATCTCGCTGTAAAGACAATGGTGCATTAACATCGGATCCCAGGTCGGCATTTTTAGATCGATGCCATGGTCATGCATAACCGACCAATCAAACATTACGTTTTGATTCGCTAAGTTAAGCTTAGGCAACACTTCAGCAAGGCGTTTCCAGATAGCGGCTTCTTGTTCGAGGGTCCAATAGCTATCACCATTTCCTAAGTAGAAGGGAATGCAAATAGCGTCATATCTCGACCAAGCGATGCCGATGGCTGACAACAAACCTCGTGGGTTCTCGATGTCAATTGTCATTAAGCGGTCAGGTTCTTGCTCAAGCATTTCCAAAGTTTCCATTACTTCATCAAACGTCGGCTTGATTTTGAAATTAAACTGTGGAAAAGTAAAGTTGAAGTTATTTGTTTGCATTAACTTAACTTTAGTTAAATCGGCTACTATCAGGGGCCAAAGACGATAGTCATAATGCATGTTTGAAGGATGGTATGTTGGAATTACTACACAATCATGGCGAATGTCAGAGATGGGGTGCATAGGAGTTCCTCGATATTTTGAAACTCCCGATTGACCGGTAACTGCTTCCATGGCATAGTTGCCGAGAGGAACGATGACCTTGATATTTGGCATTATGTTTAATTCATAAATAAGTTTCTTCCGCCATTCTTCCAATTCGGCTCTTGGAATGTTGGAAATTTTATCTCCTGGAGCTCGTCGTTTGCTGAGATTGGTTAGACGAATTTTTGAACGATCAAGCTGAGCTAAAGCCAAAAATTTATCTAACCATTCTCCTGCACTTCCGACGAATGGTGTTCCTCTGAAGATTTCTTTCTTAGCTGGTGCTTCGCCAATCAGAACAATTGGCGAATTAATCGGACCATCAGGCATTACTTCGACATAAGTCATTTATCCTCCTTTGAGGAAAATCCTTTCATCCTCTCAACTCCTCGTAAATAGCAATCTTTATCGAGTTCGATAGAAATCGACTTGCGTTTTAGTTTAGTTGCTGCGGCGGCCGTTACAAAACTGCCTGCGCATGGATCGACAACCAAATCACCTTGATTAGTAGATAGTTGAATTAAACGCTCGATGAGTTCTCTTGGTTTTTCTTGGGTGTGGATGCGTTCTGTCGTCACAGGACGGTTATAAACGAAAACATCTGAACATGCGGAACTCAAAGGTTTTTTAATGCCTTTGCTGCAAAAGAGAAAAGATTCGTAGCGGGGCATAAACTTATGCTCGAAATCAGTAAAACCTCCACCTTCTTTAATCCAGATAAGAGGCTTCTCCTCGACATGGAAACTCCATGAACGCTCTGCCTGCTTTTGAGCAATTTCATCAGCAATAGCTTTTTGGAGCTGAGGTGAGAGCATACTTATCATAGTTTCAGGGCTGGTATAATACAAATAGTTGTTGAGTATGTTGATATAATAATCTCTTTGCGAAAAATCGTAAAAGATATACATATGCCCATCCGGCTTCAAAATTCGATGAAGTTCGGGGAGAAGATCTTCGACAAGTTTTCGTGATGTGAAGATGGTATCATCTCGATAAGACGTCTTTTCACTGCGAGGACCACGAGCAGATGCAATTTTATCGACATCGATGCCCCAAGGCGGATCAAAAATAATCAAATCGACAACTTCGTCCTCAATTTTTTCCTTAATCAGTTTAACAGCGTCGCCATGCAACAAGACATACAAATTCGATTCAAGCTTTTTCTCTGCCTCCTCCCTTTTCGCCAATTCGGCTAAAATTGCCATTTCGGAAAGTTTATCTGTAGTTTTCAATGCCTGACGACGACTTTTGAGAGCGGTTAGTTCTGGAACCGCTTCGATTGATGCAGCCAAGTTTAGATCTTCAGAGACTGTCGATACTGGCATTCCGAGCAATTCGGCAGTTTGAGCGATTCCCCAGCCTTTTCCGGCATGGCCTTGTTTTGCGGCACCATGTTGCTCTTGTTTGAGGCGATGGATGTCTTGAACTAACATCGCACGCTCTTTCCAGGTTAGGGTTTTGTGGATGTTTTCTTCAAGCTCAAGGATTTTCTTATCGATCTCGGAAAGGTTCTCATAGAACCTAACTTCGACTTCTTTCATTCCGAGCTCTTTGCAACATGAGTACCTTCTAAAGCCTGCGATTAGTTGATAATCTTCTTTGGAGATTAAGATTGGATTCATCTGACCTCGAAGTTTGATACTTGTTTTCAAATCTTCAAAATCGTCACCTAAATCTTCTCTGCGACGTTCGCCAATCTTTATCTTATCAATTGCTATTTTCATTTCGCCTCCTAATGAGCTGTTATGATTAGTTGTTTAAGAAAAATGCATAATTGACCTTTATAGCGGCCATAGACTACTTCATACTTACCTTCTTCTTTAAGAAAGTGACCTATTGCTTCGAGAATGTTTGTGCGGATGGGATTTATTCGATAGACAGTTATTAGTAGATCTGGATCCCATGATCTCAAAAACTCTGGTGTGACACGTTTTGGCATAGGTGTTCTCCTATCTTTGTAATTTCGACACAACGAAATTATAAACCCAAAAAGGTATTTAAATATCTTAAAGCGTCTTCAGCTCCGTCTTTAAAGCGATCTTTAATGGCTTCAACTAATTCATTATACCAACAAAGAGCTTCATCGACTTTTAACAGCTTTGTTAAGTACTTGGGAACCGGACGCTGATCTTGCTCAATCATACATAGATATGACGCCGAATAGGTGGACTTTTTACTGACTTCAGCGAGCGTCATACCTAATCGTAATCTTGCGAGTTTTACTTGCTGGCCGGACGTAAGTTCCATGAGTTTTCTCCTAAGATAGGAGAGGAAGCAAATCTGCTTCCTCTCCGAGACATGCTTAGCCTACTTTAGTATAGCCGACGATGTTGTTTCGATCAACGCCTTCATAAGCACGAACTTGGTTAGTAACGATCAGCTTGCCTCCGTGGGCTTCCTCGGTATCGAAACCGTCTTCATCCCAAGCTAAACCGATAGTTTCGAGAAGATTCTTAAGATTCCACAGTGCGTTTTCGGCCAAAGATGTTTGCCAACTGATCATTTTGCCTTCAAACTCTCCTTCGAGAATCTCAGCAATCCACATAATGTATGGACTATTTGCACCTTGTTTGATCTTGGAATTTTTTATCTCGACAAAGTAGTCACCATCGGGATAGACTTCAAATGCACTTTCGACATCATCAAGATTTACCTGAATTCTTGGCATGTTGTTTTTACCTCCTAAAGTAATTTAGCCAAATAGGTTAATGGTTGGCCTCTAAATGAGGCAGGTTCTGGGCCGATAATTGTTTTACCTCCTTTCTTTAGTTATTTCTGCCTATCCTCTATTGCCCATAAAACTTTGGTGCATGCTTCGACATCCACTATCGCTCTATGGGCTCCGGAAAATCCTTGTGGGTCAACTAAGCTGCGATAGGCAACATCAAGTGTTGGCCATTTATACTCTCCATATTTTCCGGGAAGTTTAAGGATAGGCGTTGCAGCTTCCATAGTGCATAGATAAGGTTTGTTGTTCAGATATTCAATCATCTCAGGTGAGCGTAAGAGATGAAACTGAGTTAACATGACCATCTGGTCAAAACGATAGTTATGAGCGACAAGTCTATCCGCCTTGGTCATATAAAATGCGAATAAACCCATCGCCATGTTTAAAGGAATGCCGTAGCTGTTAAGCAGGTCGTTAGTCAGACCATTAACCTTAACTGCGGCATCTGACATCGACTTTGTTGAGCGGATTAAGACGCTAAGAGATGCCAATAATCGGCGATCGTTGTAAAGTTGCATACCTAACTCAACCAAATGTGGTTGGCTTGGATGTTCATAACTTTCCTTGAAGTTTACAAGTCCTGTTGTTTCAGTGTCAAAAATTAAATCGATCATTTAACTCTCCATTCGTCGGGTAGCTTCTGGAAAGTATCTAAAATGTTTGTGCCTAATCGAAGGATGTTATAGAATTGATGAGCATGCTCCTTAGTCATCAAAAGAGGTCCATACAGGCAGTCATCGATCGTTAAAGAAACTTCGATTAGGTCGCCATTTCGCAACTTTCCTGTTATGATTTTGACATCTGCCATTATAAAATTCCTGCCTTTTTAAAGATTTTTGTTAGATTGGCCTCCTCGAATTCGTCTAAGGGCATGCTTGTTCGAGCACAAGAGTATAACTTCGTCTTGTGGGTTCTCAGTAGATACTGTTGCGGCGTCTTCTTGACCGTTGATGCCGGCTCGACATGACAAAAATAGACTTCATTAAAATAACCTCCGAGTTTCTCACGCATCTGGCCATCAACCATGGGCCAATAGCCTTTATCGATGAAACTCTGAGTTATTTCGTTTCTTTCGATGTCGTGTTTCAAGTGTACCGTACAGATGAAGTCTTTGTCGTCGATGTATAACAAGGCGTTAAAGAGTTCTTCGAGATTGGAAAGATATGATCCCCAAGAAGGCCAGTTCATGTCGTCGACTTCATCTTTCTTCTTCCCCAACTTGCCGTGGGCTCGATGGTAGATTAAAAGACGCTTTAAGTGCTCGACAGTTCGAGTTAAGGAATCTAAGACGATGGTGCGATAGCGATTATAGTCTTCGACTCCATCGAGAATGTCATTTAACATGTCAACAATCTCATAATAACCTTGCGGCTCCTTCTGCGGCCCCTTATTGGGATTTTTTGCTCGATAGGCGAGCCTATCAGCGACAAGTGGCGATTTTGGAGTTAATATCGTTACATCGCCATTCTCGATTAGGGGTTTGATATTTAACATCTGATCTGCTTTTTTATCGACATCAATGAGTAAGGTTGGATGGCGTCCCGTACAGGCAGTTGTTGTCTTACCTGATCCAGGAGCTCCAATCAAGAGAATGTTCATATAACCACCTCTCTTTCATGTTCTTTAGTAAATCCTCCCATAAGCAAACGCTGGAGCATTTCGCCATGAGCATTCTTCAGAGGAAGGTACTCACAGCCTCCATAAGCCTGACATTTATCTCCATCTGCTTTGGGGAAAACATCGTTGTTAGTGGCGAATCTTATCATTTCTACCCATTCTAACATCTTATTGAGAGAATCGTCGATGACCTTATTTGATTTCATGGTCATCTCACGCTCGAAACGGAATCGAGTAGGATTTATGTAGATGGCATTAACTAAACATCTTGGCCTCTCCTTCTCTCGAAAAAGCTCAAACAAACCGAGCTTTTTGCAGATGAACATGTACCAAAGTATTTGATAAGAGTCTTTTTGTGCTCGAAACCATTGAGGGCCAAGCCAAGATACTGTTTTATCTTCGATAAGGAAAACATCATTTTCGTCTCTCATAATTCCATCAACTCTGCCCCGGAAGAAGATATCTGGAGCAATTTCTTCTTCGAACCAAATTTCAGGCTTTACGACTAATTCAGGTTCTTCTGGATATTCATTCATATAGGCTTCTAAAATCTCCAGACCACGCTCGACAGATCTGAGAGGGTCTTCATCTTTACTAAATTCCAAACTTTGACCTTGACTTTTCCATGTTTCGAGAAAGGCATCGATTGGCGATAGTTTGGTGTTTTCAGGATTCTGTTCATCAATAATGGAATGTTCGGTATTGCCATTTTTGCGAAAAGCTGCTACTCCGGCGGCCATACAGCTACCTAATGCAAGAGCTTTAGCCTTTTTTAGGGGACGATAGCCCTCGACATATCGCCATTTATACAGCCTTGGGCAAAAAGCAAAATCTCGAATTTTGGAGTAGGAATAGTATTCTGCCATAATTCTCCTTATTAAGTGAGGAGATGTTCGTCCATCTCCTCACGTTTTAGTCATTAGGATTTCCTATACAATTAATAGCGATAAGAATTAACACGATCAATATTTCCCAGAAAAGTAAGCTCATTATGACTTCTTCAACTCTGCAAGAATTTTAGCGGCAAGTTCTGGAGGAATATCACCGAACATTCCATCGTTTCTCTTTCTCGGCTTAGGGCTGTATCCCGTTTTTCTTTTCTCTCGCAGTTTTCTTAGATGTTCCTTTAGTTCCTCTGTTGTCATCTCTGAGACTTTCTTCAACATTCTGTCCTCCCAGGTCTTCTTTTATTCTGGTCATTAAAGCCATGAGAACATAATCTTGCATAGTTACGCCCTTCATAGCTGACAAACTTTTCCAGGTGCGATGTAAATCATCCGGAAGGTTTCTTATTAGATAGTCCATAAATTCTCCTAAAAAGGGCGAGGAGCCGAAAAGACTCCTCGCCAAGTTAAGATGAACTAATTAGCTCTTGAACTTTTTCACGAGGCGAGCGATTTCCTCGGCAACTTTGGGATCGCTCTTCGCCATCCGTTTCAAAATAGTAAGTTCGGAAACTTCTCTGGTAGCAGAAGCACGATAATCGTTCATAATATCCTGAGCAGTCTGCCTGTTAATTTTGGCCAGAGCATCTTTTTCTCCCATAGCCTTAGTAGCTTCGGCGATGGTTTCGTAAACAGGAATCTGAACTTTACCGATGACGTTTCCTTTATGGCGAACTTCTTTTTCAACTTGCTTCATAATTTTTCCTCCTATTTTTGTGAAGCATTTTTTAATTTATCTCCAAAGGAGATTTAAATGAATCGTGGAATTAATGCTACCCTCCTTTCATCTCCGTAATTTCGCCACGCCGAAATTACAAAATATTCATAGATAAGTTTGCCGCAAATGAACAAATAGCTGCAATTAGCTTTTCACGTTCATTTATTAAGACAAACTTTGCAGCCTTGTGTCGAAGATTCTTGGCTTGGCTGGGTGATGTTTCTGCCAACATTTCCAAAATTTCGACTACAATGGCTTTGATGCTTGGTGTTGACCGATTCTCAATATCCGGTACGATATCGCCTATAAAAAATTTAGCAATGTCAGTGAATGACTGCGTTAATACTGCCTTTGGTTGTTTACTGGTTGCCGCCCATACCTTAGTAGGCATGGTGTTTTCTTTTTGCGATGTTTTCTTCTTGCGACGTTTAGTTGCTCGTAGTAAGGCTAAAATTTCACGAGCCTCATTGTCGGATAAGTTATCGATGTTATTTAACATGTCGAATACCCGCATAACTGACAAGTTTTACATCCGCCTTCTCTCTTAAGAGTCATTTTGCCGCAGCTTGGACAAAGGTCGCCGTTGGCGATAATGATTTGGTCAATATCTTCAGACGATTTAGATAGAATGTGACCAATTGCATCGAATAGTGATTTATATCTGCGTTTGTCCAAAACATAAACATCTCCTGAATCGATGTTTTTTAAAGCATTAGCAAATGCCTCTCGGAGAGAAGGATATGCTCTTAGGCCGACAGATAGAACTCGTCCTAATGCCTCACCTGCTGCATTTAACGCAGACCCTCCTTTGCCAGTATTTATGAAGGTTTCTCGAATCTGACCATTAACGTAGGTTATTATCACATAGCAGGTTCGAGGTCCCGATATTTCATAAACTTCTGCGGGACGTTTAGAAGGAAGGGTTTCGATAGGTTGTTTTTCTGCATTTTCTAATATCTGGATTGCCTTAGATTTATCTCGATAGAACGAAATGGCCTTTAAGTTGTTATCGTGAGCATATTCGATTAGGTCAACAATCTCGGAAGTTGTGGTATCTTCGGCCAAGTTAATCGTTTTACTGACTCCTGTATGGCAGAACTTCTGAATAGCTGAAGTTATCTTAATATGCCAATCAGGAGAGATTTCATGAGCTGTGTGAGGAATGAAGTCTGAAGATGTTGGATATTCCAAAACAACCTCTTTGAGTTGATCTTGATAAACAAACTTACGTTTTTGCTTCAAAGCGAAGATTGGTTCGATGCCCGTAGAAAAACGATGAATTAGTTGCGATATCGAACCAGTCGGAGCCTGGGTTGTAGTAGTAATGTTGTAAAGGCTACCGTAATCGTTTAATACGGTGCGTATAGATTCACACGAATTAGCTAAATCTTTTACGCAGTTTTCAAGTTGATCGAGGAAATGTAACATCCATTCTCTTCTGCATGGAATTGCTGTCGTCTTTAAAGTTTTCTGCATTCGAGCACTCGCCAACATTGAACCACAGACGATGGTTGCTTGAATCTTTTCTGCCCATTCGATGGCTTGTTGAGAATCATATTGAATCTTGCGATCGATTAAAAATTCGTGAAAGCCTGTCATACCAACACCAATCGGACGGTAGAGTTTTGATGTTATTTCAACTTGCTTATCGGGGTAGCCGTCTAAGAAAGACAAAATGTTTTGGAAAAGACATGCGTGGTAAGCAGCATCGTGAATATTCTCCAAAACATAATTTTCCTTTTTGTTGTTGAGTAGTGGAATGTTTAGATGAATCAAGCTACAAGCCGTATTGGCGATGTTTAAATACTCTGCACAAGGATTGCTATGTCGGGGTTCGAGTTCCGCTGGAATCGGTGTGTTTTGGTAGACGTTATCAAGAAACATAACGCCTGGATCGCCACAGGCATGAATCGCTTCCGCTACCATTTTCCATTGATCTTTGTTAAGCATACTTAGCGAATTTACGATTATGGAGATATTCATGTTCTTAAAATCGCCGTTCAGTTTCGCCTTGACGAAGGATTCTAAATCGGGATGTCTGGCATCTAATGTTACCATTAGCGCTCCTCGCCTACGTCCTCCTTGACTAATGGCTTGAGTTACGCCATCAAAAACATTCAAAAAGGCTGTCGGGCCAGAAGCGATGCCTTGGCCGTTAGATACCAGACTTCCTTTAGATCGAAGTTTTGAAAGATCGATACCAACACCTCCGCCTGAGCGAAAAATGATGGCCATTCGTCTTGCAGTGGACATTATGTCTTCGATGCTGTCTTCTACGTAGCCGAGCGGATAACAACTAAAGTAGGTTTTTCGGCGAGATGGGGCTCCAAAGTGCATTAGAACAGGTGTAGCGGGAATTATTCTTCGGCTTAGGAGAAGTTCGGATATTTTGTCTATTACCGCACTGTCGGTTAGATTGTCGGGTAGTTGCGATAGAACTTGTTCACATTGCAAATAGTCCACGACACGTTTTATGACATCTTGATAACTATGTTCAATGGGTTGATTTTCAGAATCTTTTATAGAGTATCGAGACTCTATAAGATACTGTTCAAAACTTTTCCAGTTATTTTTCATGATAACTTCCGGCCTCCATGAGAATAAATACACGGGTTAGTTTTTGGTTGTCAATAATCATAGGCTTTGTTGTTATTAGCATATTCAACTTTCTGGCGGCACGGCGTATTGATGCCAGAGTTTTTGCTTTATGAACGTCGATATACATTCCTGGCTTCTTAGAAGATAGAATCTTTATCCATTGATTTTGGGGAAACATAGATTTAGGCAACGGTATACTCTTAACAACAACCTTAGTTTTGTCAAAATGGCGACTTGGTACTGTGTTTTCGTTACAGAGACAGTTAGTTAGATATGATTTCATCTGTTCGAGAGTCATATCTTTGGGAAGTTCTAATGTTATTTCAAATCTTCTGAGCATTGTCTATCTCCTTGAGTCTTAATAGGGTAAGTTCTTTGGCCTTTTCTTCGCCTAATACGAGGCAAGGGCATAAAAGACCTGATGCGGAATCGAGACTTATGAAACTTCTACAAATATCGCAGACTTCTTCTATGGTTGAGCCTTGCCATAAAGTATTAGCATCTCTACCGCTATCAAAATATGGAGCTGCTGGACAGTGAGCTCTTATGTCGTTTAATTTAAGCATCTTTTTTAAACGCTTAATGTGTATTTCTTCCGTATAAATATCATTCGACATGCCTTATTTTCTCCTTTCTAAAATCCTGCCGCCAAGGCGACAATACTGAGAAGCCCAGCATTGTCTTTTGTTAGATTGACCTTACTCTCGCATGTTTTATTTTTGATACCTCAGCGGCAGGAAGCTAAATTACTAAGCAGCTTCGTCACATTTTATAAAGAATTGATATTCACATCTTTCTCTTTCGAGTTCTTCATCAGTTTTTTGCCTGATAAGTTTTTTCTCAATGTGACAGACATTTTGGTCTCGTTGATCCAGGTTGATTCGTATCTTAATATCTTGCCAATCAGAAAAGTTATCAGACAGAAGGGAAACTAATCCAGAACCTTCAGGCAAGAGTTTCCAGTCGATGTTTAATTCTCTATGAAGCGGCCCTGCAATTTGTTCAATTACATCAGCAATATCTAAAATCTTATCTTCTGCTTCTCGAGATTTTGAAACATCAATAACAACACGCCAACCGTAGAAGTAAACATAAACTTCGATTTCAGGAGAGTCGATAAATGGTAAGGTTTTTAGAATACTCAAAATACGCTCTTCATTTTCTATCTCTTTGAGTCTTTGCTCATATTGTCTTTGTGCAGCGGAAACTCTTTCTTCAAAAATTTTTGCATTAAGCATAAGCGTCTCCTTTAGCCAAGATCGTCAAACTCAATAGTAAGTTTTAGTGTGCCTGGGTAAGACGTAGTTTTAGTTAAGGCTTTCAGGCCGGAGCGAGTGATGTAAATGCTTTTAATGCAGGTTTCGTCGTCGTGGGGAGACTTGGCATCATAGCGAATGCTGTGTTTCTTCTCGGCATTAAAAATAAGTTCTTCTGTTCTTTTTGTCATAGTTTAAACCTCCTATTCAAGAACTTTTAGTTTGTTGCAAACTTTTGATCCGGCAGGAGCGGATCTGAGAACTAATAGATTGCGAAAATTACGCATGCGAGGAAGTTCCCATGGTCTTGCTCCAAATTGAGCAAAAACTTTTTTAGGTTGTTTTAGTTCAGCTAAGGGTTGCACTCTGATAATTTTAACAGGTAAATCGTGAAGTTCAGCAAAGACGAAGTTTTCTGCATGTTCTTTTTCAGGAAAAACAAATAATCCTTCAGTTTCAGGAGCTTTCTCAACGATGACTTCTTTGTGATACTGCGGAAAGTATTCAGGATAAGCGTTTAGCAATCTTTGAAGAGTATAACCATCGCAGTTTCTTTTTGCCAAGATAACATTAGTTCCATAACGGGTTTTTGGATCGACTACTTTATAGACAATCTTTTCCATGTCAAATCTCCTTTTAGTTATTTGAATGGAGGACCAATGCTTTTCATGGCTTTTATGTAGCTAAGATATTCTTGTATCTGCACTTCAGTGTATTTGTGTTTTTTGCCCAGCTCTTCGTATTTTTGTAGCCAATCTTCTATGGATAAGCGAATGCAGCCTATCGTCAACATCCGTTTATCATACCAAAATACTTCGTGTTGAGAGCCTCGAATTATGGGCATAGAACGAACCATCTTTTGATAACCAGCCAAATCAACGTTAGGCTCTACAATTTGCTCTGAAGCGAGTGTGAAATGTGGTCCTAAATAAACTCTTGAACTTACTGTAGCAAGATTTTCAATAGTTGTATTTCGAGACAAGAAACATAAATCACCGATGCGAACATATTCTCCTATTGTAGAATGCGTTCCGATATATGTTTTTGAACCAATACTTGCTTTGGATTGTATCCAAACATTATCGTCTATTTCTGTTCTATGGCCTATTTTGACACGATCACCAAGAAAAACATTTTTACCTATTAGCTTTGGATTGCCTATGAAAATTTTTACATCCGTGCCTGGTTCATGATAATATTTGTCTTCTGGATCGATTGGCCAAGATAGGACTTCTTCCAGTGGATATTTAGGTCGTGATAGAACTTTTGTTAAGGACATTTAAATCCTCCTTAAAGTTAGTTGAATGGTTGACCAAGTTTTATCATTAACTTTATGTACTCATAATATTCCTCTATCTCCTTTTCGCTATAGCCAGCGATCTCTCCCATCTTTCTATACTTTTCAAGCCAAAAGTCAATAGGATAGGCATCACAGCCTATCGCCAATCTTGTTTTGCTACGCCAATAGACAGCGTGCTTTGATCCGTAAATCACCGGCAGAGAGCATTGTAGCTTGAGATTACTATCTAACAGAATTCCGCTTGGTATGTCTTTCTCAGGAGCTAAAGTGAAATTGCGCCCTAGTATTACGCTGTTTTCTACCCGAGCATCACGGCCAATTAGACTATTGGCTGCTATGCGGCAAAAAGAACCAATACGTGCATATTTTTCGATAGTGATGTTAGATTCGATTGTTGTATAAGGGCCGATAAAAACATCTTTTTGAATTACTACGTTGCTGTTGATAAGAGTGCTTGGACCGATAAAAACTCTATCACCGAGCCAAACATTCTCTTTAATAAGATGTGGACTTCCGATAAAGATTTGAAAGTCTGAATCGGGTTTGTGATAGTATTTGGACTTTGGATCTATCGGCCAAGATAAAACTTCCTCAGCCCGAAACATTGTCTTGAAAAGGTCTTTTGCAGGAGTCATTTTTAGCCTCCTTAATCAAACATACTAATTAAATGTTCATATAATCTTACGGTGCCCATGTAGTTGAGATGCTTAGCGACCTTCATGAGAAGACAGCATCTTCTAATTACCAAAAGCGTGTAGACTTCGTTTGCGAAGTCTGTAGCAGATTCATCATCGAGTTCTGTTAGTTTATCTCTTAGATTTTTTAAGATTTGTCTTTCTTCTCTTATAGCTTTTTCTACTTTTTGAACAAGTTCTCTTTGTTCAAGCGTAATCGTTTGAAGCTTTATCACTTTAGCCATAGCTAATCTCCTCTAAGGCATAATTTTTAAAAATGTACCAAAGCGTGGTGCTTTAGTTTTTGGAAAGACGTGTTGATAGGATACTAAAACTCTCTTACCGGGTAGGCTATCTCGGATTTTCCAAAGATAGTTTCTGTCTTCGTCTGTCATTCCTGATCCTACACTGAACACAGTACCTTCATCGCTGGTGCAGACTAAGGCGCCCATGCGGCCTTTAGGACTGCCATATTTATCTTTTTCTTCTTTCCAGGAGATTATTGGATAGATATCTCTCTTTTTAGGTTTGTATTTCATCATATAATTCGACAGCCGCTTGCGAACATAGGGCATGTCAACGTTTCGGATGATGAAACCCTCATAACCTAATTGGCGAAATTGGTTGTAGAGCTGCATGAGTTCATCGAAAGTGTCTATTAGATAACAGTCCACTATCTTAATATTGTCTGAATAACCGATGTACTCCTTTAGAGATTGCAGGTCTAGTAATCTCTGTAGCTGAGGTTTGTCAGATACGATATCGAATATGTGATATTCTATGTCTTCAAAGTCTGGATGTAGGTTAGTCGTCCGTGATACGATGCTATGTATATCGTTAAAATCCATGCCGTGAACATATAGCTCGCCATCGAGTTCGATGTCGCCAAGGTTATAAGATTTTAGTTCCATGTTAATATGCGGCACGCTTACGAATTCGTTGACTTCGCTTGTGTAGAGAATGGGGTTGTTATCCGTTATAACCGCTCGACAGCGTTCGCCATCAAGCTTTGGTTGAACCAGATATGGGGGATTCCATCGTTCCATTCTTTTCTGCTCGAATGGAACAGCTAACATTATTCCAGCTCTTTTTGAGCCTTCATAAGTATACCATTCTTTTGTTGTCATAGGAGAAACCTCACGTTTTGAAGTTTTTCATCTTAGCTACATATGTTGCAGCTAAAAGTTTCATAGTTACACTTGAATGATAATCGCCTGGTTCTTCAGAGTTTACGAATATATAGCCTATCGTGCAGGATTCGTAAACATCTGTATAGTCTATATGATTTTTAAAAACTGCCTCGACTGTAAATAGATATTTACATTTCATGCAAGGCCAAACATACCTGGGCTTTTGTGGAAAGTTATAGCCTAATAATTTTTCTGACATTTTTTAGCCTCCTAAACATAAACTCTGCGTTTATTGTCTTGAGAAGTTGCTTTCCATGTTTTCATATTTACGATGGCCCAATCTCTATGTTGTTTAGTTAAAAGGCTGATAGAGTATCCTCGACCTATTGGTTTTAAAGATGAGTTATCTATCAGCTTTTTGGGGAATCTTTCGACATGGCCATAAAAATATAGCTTCCTGGGAGAGGCAACATCATTCGCCCAGACTCCCAGGAGCATGACCGCTTCGTCAGTTTGATGATTTTTGATAATCACCATAATCTAATCTCCTATTCTAAAACAAGAAGGGAGTCGCAGACATAGCTACCATAAGGAGCATTGCTAATATTTAAGGTGTGAAGGTCTGCATGTTTATACCAGTTTACTAACTGGTGCAGTATGTTTCCGTTATGACTGCAGACCTTTTTAGGCTTACGTACTTTAGATAGAGGTTTTACCTTGATGATTTTTACACGAAGATGGGGCAACTCCCATTCTATAAATTCTTCTGCGTGTCTTTTTTCTAAAAAGACAAACAGACCTTCGGTTTCAGAAGCTTTATGTACTGTAGCTCCTTTGTGATAAGTCGGGAAAAGGTTACTATGTTCTTTTAGTAGTTTTTTAACTTGTGCCTGTTTGCTTGCCAGGCTTTCGTAAATAGTTAAGTTGGTTCCGTATCTTTTCCATTTACGCACGACTTTGTAGGCGATATCTGGAATTTCTGCCATGGTAGCTATTTCCTCCTATTCTAAAACTTTAAGAGAATTACAAACATAGGTTCCTTTAGGCGGAGCAACTTCATCCATTAAAGTCATTCCTTGATAATAAGCAGGAAGAGCATAGGCGTAGCTACCAATTCCACTGAGTATTTTCTTAGGCTGTGTTATTTTACCGATGGGCTGAACCTTGATAATCATTAGGGAATCTTCTGGTAAGTGACATCGCCGAATTAATCGTTTGGCGTAGTAGATGTCTTTAAAAAAGAACAGACCTTTTGTTCTCGGTAATTTCTGAACTATCGTATCTTTTAGATACGCAGGGAAGAAATCTGCATAAAGCTTTAAAAGATATTCAATATCTTTCTTATCGCTTCTTCGCTTCCAAAGGGCCAGATTAGTTCCTCTACGTGTTTCTTTGTCAACTACTTTAAAAGCAGGACTCCTTTTTCGTGGCATGTTTTTACTTCCTCCTGTCTTTTGGTTAATGCTTAATTAACATGTTTATCACAGAACTCAGATAGCGTCTATCTGAGCTCTATGAAAAACATGTTGGTAATTTCGTCAAAACGAAATAGTGAAAAGGTTTTACAGAAGGGAATGACATAGAATAAATCCTGTGTCATTCCCGACATGTTAGTTGCTATCGTTTTGTCTCTCCATGACGGCTTCGTAGCGTATGCGGTCTATATAGGCATATTCGCTTTCATCTATTTCGATCTCCCATGGAGATTGCGGCTTCATATGAATATATCTTCCTGGTATTTCGCTCTTGAAGCAGTAAACATAATGTTCTTCTTTCATGACTTTCTCCTTTATACTGTTTTAATTAAGAAATAAAGAATTCCGCTGGTGAAGCCTAACAGGTAAGTCATAATGGTGATGAGCAACTTCTGCAACTTCAGTTGCCCATGAGATTGACTCGGATAATATTCCATGCTTAGCAGCATAGCTCTTTCTTCTGGGGAAACTTGTGTTATGTCCATAGCTTTCTCCTATAATGACTCCAGGTCGTTTTTGTCATAGACGTTTAGGGTTATATCGTTATTCGCTTTAGGTGCTGGTACAGCGGAAGTAACATATCCCAATGGAACATGAGGAATATCTTTATTTTCAATATATCCGATTGGTCTGACGGCTTTGATTAGGCCATTTTGGAATTTTAATATCTTAAATAGCTCTAAATAATCTGCTGTTTCATGCGGTGAAACGACTATTCTTTTCATTTCTCCTCCTATTTATTGGTTAGCTTGGACGCCTATCCGTCCAAGCTGGTTAGCAGACAGGAGGCCGCATTAGCGGCACCGAGGATAGGCTCGGTGTAGGTAAAAGCGAGGAGCTGGATTGTTAGCCATCTAACTTAATCCAGCCTTGGGGAGTCTTTTGGTATTTTTGGCCAAACCCTGTACCTAAACCACGACCGTATGTGCTATGACAGATTGGACACATGTAGGCCCAATAGCCGAATTGTGTTTTGCCATCAACAAAGGTGTCTTCGATGAGGCTTTCACATAGGTCACATTTAGCAGGTGGTTTACCTAACCATTGTTTGGTCATGATTAAAGCTCCTTAGCAAACAAGTCCACGAGGTCAGGGAAGTCTGCTACGGCTTCGCTATCTTGTAGATAGTCTATCACGCCATCGCTATTTGGATAGTCATGATATTCGCTGTAGTCCATAGAAGATATGTCTTCAAACAGCGAGTAGCTATTCGGAATGGTGACTGGTCTATTCTGTTCTTTATCTTCCTGTGAAAGAGCTTTCATGATTTCTCTACGCTCATCGTCTGTTAACTCGATGAGCACTTTTTCGTCAATGAGAAGTGCATTGTCTGACATTTTTATCCTCCTATTCTGCATCGAATAGTAACACATCCTTATCAATCAACTTTCCTTTTCGGGTAGCCATGAAATCTGCCGCCCGTTGCAGAACGGCTAACAGGTTGTCGCCTATACAGCAATTGCCAGCTGTTATGCCGAGGCCAGCATCTCCCATCTCTACGTCAAGATAGCCAAGGTGTGTTTCGCCAAACCAGCACTCTAATTGGTATGTGCCAGTTTTTGCCTTGACGGGGTTAAAGATGACTTCCTGACTCTCATCCTCGGTCAAGTCATAAATAATTCGTTGTTGCATTTTCTTCCTCCTGTCTTAACATTCTCTTAAGACTTCTAAAGCTATTGAAGCATTTTGATATTTATTCACCCCTCCTGAGTTTAGATAAAAGCGGTACTCTTCTGGAGATAGAACATCGCAGACTACTTCGTAGTTCCAGATATTGCCGTCTTCGTCTTCTAAAGTCTCTGCTTCTAAGAAAACCAGCTTGTTTTCTCTGCTGGCCTCTTTTAGAGTTTCTAAGAGTTCATCTAAATTCCAGGCTTCTATGTTTTTGAAAAGATTAGTTAAATAGCTGCGGTAGTTTTCTTCTGGCGTCATTTTCATTCTCCTAAACCTCGGACTCTTAAGTCCAGCAGCTGTTGTATAAATTGGATAGGCTTTTCTGTAGAATAGTACTCAAAGCGGATGTCGTCTAACAATGTCACTAACAATCCCTCAAGAGCTCCTTTTAAGAGAGCAACGTCTTCTGGATTTTCAATTTTTTCTGCAGTTTTTAAATCACTGCTGAGGGCTTTTAGCCTGTAGGCTCTTTCCTGTAATGCGTCTTTGATAGTCATTTTCTCCTCCTGTCTTTTATTTTAGAAGAGTGAATCTTTCGGATACAGATTCCCTCCAGAAAGGAAGGCCGTATGGCCTTCCAATCCGCAAGGAAACTATATATGCTAAGATAACCAGCTTGACATTGTTACCGCAATGACAAACTGCCTATCTGAGAACGCTACTATACTTCGCAATTCTCATGACTACTAACAACCAGCCTGGGCGTCAAGGGTGCACCGCCGAAACCCTGAGATGCAGCTAAAACCTGTGGCGGCTTGTTCTTAGCCCGTTTTGGCTGTGTTCGTTTTTGTCAAAGAACAAGACAGTTTAGAAATTCGTTCAGGATTGGACTGTTAGATGTGGGTTACTAGCAGAAGTATCTGTCCGCTTTCTTCACCCTTATCTGATTTTCCTTGGTATCCTGAACTCCTTTCCGGCCTGCGTTACGCCAGCCTGAGAACTGTCTGGGATGCCTTAATTTTGGCATCTTCCATTGTAATAAGTATAGCACAAAGGGAATTTTTTGTCAAGGAATTTTTTAATGAATTTTGTCAATAAAATCAAGTAGTTAGTGGCCAAAGTAAATTTTTCTTGTTTCGGGCGGCCTCGGCTAAGTACTTAAAATCATTGAAAATTCTGTCCTTTAGATGACTCTTTCCTCCCGATGGCCTTAGTTCTTAGCGGCTTAGTCTTTAGCTATTCAACCTTTGGCTGAGTCGTTCTTGGATAGTTTTCTAGTTTAGATGCGTTGGCCCAGGACGGCTTCGCCTGTAAGCGTTTAGTTGTCAGCTTTAGGCCGCTTTGGCTGTTAGTTGATCGTGGATAGTTTGTTCTGAATAAGTTGTTCGCTATCGAGTCATTATTCTCAGGTGTTCGTCTTTCAGCATTTCGCCTTTAGACGTTCGCGTTTGGGTGCATGGTAGCATGATTGATGGGATGCGGAAGGGCAAATTTGGGAATTGTCAATAATTTCAGTAACTTATCAATTCTACAACCTTTGTGGAATTTTGGCTGGGTAAGTGTTTGAAATTCTTAGGTTATTTTTCGGCGTGAAAACCGTGGTTAAAATTGCCAATAAAATCAATAACCTATCAATTCTACACAATTCTACGGGGTGGGAGCGGTCGGACGGTGTCGGAATTACGAGAGATGAAGTGAGGGCTATGAAGA